GGGATCCTTTTTAGCTTTTGCTTCTAATCTTTTATCATTAACTGATTCATGTACATAATCAATTGTTTTGAATAGATTTTTAGAAACAGTGTTAATGACACCTCCCATAAAGAATCCAGAAGCAAATACTTCAAGACCTTGACCGCTTAGTTGTGTACCTACACCTTTTCCATAACTATCTAGCCAACTTAATTCATTCATTTTTCTGGCTATACTGTTTTCATTAAAGTATAGATTTTTATAATAGTCTTCTGTTGCTACTGCTGTAGCTTCTTGAAAAACTTCTTGTAAACCTTCTGCTAGATTTGCAGAAAAATAGTTTAAACTATTCCTACTAATGTTTCTTGGATTTAAAGATCTTCTAGCAGATTGTATAAATCCCTTATCTAATTCTTGGAAGGTATCTCCCACCCATCCAAATTTACTCTTTAAGAATCTTAGATCATTTGTTCCACCAATAAATTTTGTTAGTGGTTTACTTAGATTTCCAAATACTATATTATTGGTGTAATGAATAACTGGAAGATTTATAAGTTGTGTGGTCATACCTGCAGTATGAGCCATGTTCTTAATTCCTTGTAATTCTGATTCTGTTGGATCTTGACCTGTTCTTTCAATATGTTCACTAACAAGATCTTCAAACATTTTATTTTCAACAAAACCACCTTCTAATCTAGCTTCAGATAAAGATCTATTCATATCTCTTACATCTCTAAAGAACGCACCAAATCCTTTAGATACTGCAGCCATTTGACCTAAGCCTTTTAGTTTATTTCCATCAGCAAATAAATCTGTTGTATTACGTAATGGATTTAAAAAGTCTACTGTTCCTTTTCCAAATTGTGTAAAATATCTTCTTGCTTCATTTACATCATCAAGATTTGTAAGTGCTTTTTTTAAAGCTCCCATTCCTTTCCAAGCAGATGCAATTCTTGTTGCACCCATTTGAGCTCTTAATGCTGCTAAATATCCACCAGCACCAAGTGAAGCTCCTCCTGTTTCTGGAGTTAGTAGCATAGATGCTCCTGCAATTATTGCTTCTTCTGCTACCATTTCAGCTAACATACCTACAGTAAATCCTGTGTTAACCATAAAATTAGCTACACCAGGTAAGAATCCATTTTTTGTAGACATGCTTTCTGCCATGATTCTTTCACTATCTAAAGCAAATTCAGGAGATACATCAAAATCTCCTTGCACCATTCTACCTAAACTAGTGGCATTATCTACAAATGCAGCACCAGCTAGTCTACCCATTCCATTAAAAGCTCTTCCAAAATCATAAAATATGGAAGTGTTTTCATTATAGAATTTTTCATTATCCCTAAATGGATCAAATCCTAATTCTTTATCATCATAACGATCCATGTTTAATCCTTTAAATGAAGGATTAAAACCATATACCTTCACTTCTTTGAATGGATCATTAAAACTACCTTGTAGATTTGTTACTCTATCTTGAAATAACTTATTATCATTATTTATTTTAGTGGCAAGTTTTTTAATATCATCTTCACCACTAGTATTTAGATTTGTTGATGGTAAAATATTTTCAATATTAGGATCACCGTTAACCATAAATGACTTATTATAAAAGTCAAATAATTCTGGTGATATATTGTTTTGTAAGTTATCAAGAATACTTTCCATTATCTAGTTTCTTTACCTAAAAGTTCTTTATTTTTTATATCAATCTGTTCTAGAATTTTAGTATAATTATCTTTATTCCCATAAATAACTGAGATAGCTTGATCAATAATTTTTTCAGCATCTATTCCTGTTGCTGTAGTTGTACTCATAGGATTAAAAGATGCTTCTCCAGTATTAGGATCAACTGATATAGATCTAGAACTTACAGTGTAGCTATTTCCATTTTTTGTAACATTTACAAATCCACCATTCTCTGGATTTTTATTATCTCCAATATTTATATTTCCACCATTAGCTTCAAAGATTAAATCTCCAAATCCTTTAATCTCGCTATCAAAAGAATTCTGGACTTTACCATTTTCAATATAAAATGATAATCCATTCTTATATTGTTCAAACTTAGAAGCTTCTTCTTTCTTATCTCCTCCCACTATTGATTTTTCCAACCATTCTCTACTTGGATTTATAGTGACTTTTGCATAACCATCTTTATCTGAAACTGCTTCATATTGCATACTAACAGATGCTCTATTTGCATTCTCTTTTTTAGGATCTAGATTTGTATTGAAATCTCTATATAATTCCATAAATAAAGATCTATCATCATCAGATGCAAATTCACCAGAACTCATCCCATTAGTTAATACAGAATTGACTAATGAAAAATTATCTGATAAATTTCTTAATGGATCTGCAGATACTATACCTGGTCTAATTCCAGTAGCACCAGTTCTATCTTCAAATGGACCACCAATAAACATTTTAGTTCTTAATCCTTCCACTGCTTCAGGATTAGCATATTGAGTTTTATAAGATTGAATTAATTCATCATATACATTTGCAGCATCTTCTGCATCATATCTAGATTTAGTTTGAGTGATGAATTGATCTTTACTTAGCACATCACCATTAGAAGTTATTAATGTTCTAATATCTAATTTTTCTTCATCACCAAAATCATTACTAGTAACTAATGCATTTTTAACTTTTAAATTATTTGCTCTACTAAGCTTAAGACCTGATTCAACCATTAATCTTTGTTTATTAATCATGCCTTCACTTTGAGCATCTACAAGATTTTTAAAGTTAGGTTGTTTTTCTAATTGAGTTTTAGCTCTTTCCCAAGTTGCAAGATGAGCAGGATAACCTCTCCATTCATCATAACCAGTATAATTCTGATTATCTCCCCCACCAAATATTGTTTTTACTAACGCTTGTGCTTCAGGAGAAGGATCATTTTTTAATGATAAATAGATAGTATTTAATTTTGTTTTTAATGTACCCATAAATTCTTGGTTAACACCATTAATGGTTTTAACATTATATTCATAAGCATTTACTTTTTCTACATTTTCTACATTAGATTCTCCTGGGATAATTGAAAGAGGGTCATTATATCCTCTTAACTTTAATTCTTTTTCAAGTTCTAATTTATATTTAAAAGTTTCTTTTTTAACAAATCCTTCTAAATCAAGACCGTGTTTAAACTTAGCTAATGCAATTTGTTTATTATAGTCTAATCCACTTGTATAAGCTGCTAATTCATATTTATCTTCATCAAATGTTTGCTTATATCCAATCTTAGAATAATCTTTTGCCATACCTTTTACATCATTTTCAAATAATACTCCACTCGATATAGCATCAACTCTTGATCTTAATGTTTTAATATCTACTTGATCAAGATTTTCATAATTACTTTTTGCAGTTCCTAATGACTGTACACTTCTTTCAAGTAATGGAATAGCCATTTCTAATTGGCTTAGACTTTCTTGTTCTTTACTTGTAAGTTTTGATTTTTTAAGGAGACCTTCTCTTTGACCATTAAATAAAGCTAATTGATCATTTATTTGTTCTACTTGCCTATCAATTATTCCTGAATAATTCTGAAATTTTTCAGATATATAAGCTTGTTCTGCTTGATCTATTCCACCAAATTCTTGAGCTCTACCTAACGCAAAATCTTTTCTTTCTACATATGCTTTTGTTTTGTACATATCTTGTACATTAATATCATCTTCATATAATGTTTTAATCATATTATATAAAGGACCTTCAAGCAATGGGCCATTTGTAGTGGTTATGTTATATCTCCCATTTTTTGTTTCTTGGGTAATCTCAATCTTATTGTCTTTCAAGAATTTAACTACATCATCTGCATATTTAACATATGGTGTATATCCAATTTTACCAAAATTTCTTGCTTCATCTGTTGAAGCATTCTTAAACTCTTGAAGTTTATAATTAATTGATTTTATACCTTCATCCCATGCTTTTGCTTCACCACAATCTGCACCAACACAGTTTTTTAAAATCTCATGTGCTGTCATTGAATCTCTTGCAGTCTTGGTTACATACATATCATTCTTGATATCCTGATCTTCATAGAATGGTTTAAAGATTTCACCCGCAGCACTTACATTTTGTGGTAGAGATAAATCTAATCCAGAAATTTTTTTGATCTCTCCCTCAATATCTTTAAAATATTTTTCTCTTCTATCAATATTCTCATCTCTAGTCATAGGAGAATTAAGAAGAGTGTTATATAATCCACTTAACTTTTTATATCCTTGTTGATATTGTGCATGTTTAATTTGTAATGCCTGATTATAAAAATCAAAGTTTGGAGTAAAAGGTTGAAACTCTGGAAATATATCTGTAACTCCTGGTAAGTATGTAGCCATAATTCAATATATGCAAAAATAATTAAAGTTTAATAAACTTTATAGGTTTATCCAAATGTATTATAGTTTGGATATGTTTGATTTCCATACATCATCTGTTGCATCATTCTCATATAATTATCATCAATAGATGGTTGTCTTCTAGATCTTCTTTGAGATGGATATGTACCTGATGGATATGTTTGTGTTGGATATAAATCTTCAAATATTTTTAATTTGTCTTCAGGAGAAAAATTTTTATATCTTGGATCTATTAATATTCTATCTAAATTACCTTCTCTAATTTTTACCTCATCTGTTTCACTCGGTATTAAATCTTGGTAATTTTGAGGATTTCCTAATATCATACCTCCAGAACTAGGATCAATATAATATTCATAAGGATTCAAGAAATTAGTATTATAAGCCATAGCAGCATTTGTTGTTCCTGTAACTAAAGCTTTATTAATTCTATCTAGATATTGTCTTCTTGAATTATCATATTGCTGATTAGCAATAGTAGTTCCATCATATAGATTTTTTGTTCTTTCTGCGTTTGCAAGATTCTCTTGATTTCTTACTGCTGTTTTAGCTTGTTCACCTTGATTTTGAATCATTGCATTTCTAGCATCATATTCTGCTAAAACATTTTGAGATTGTTCAGATGCTTTACCAGCTAAACTTGTTGCATTAGCAAGATAAGATTGTGAATTACCAAATGCTCCAAGTCCTTGTAATTGCTGATTCATTAATGCAGCATTATTTTGTAATTGCCAAGTAGGATCTAGCAATGTATATTCTGGTTCTTGTAAATCAACAGTGGGAGCCCAAGGTAAATATTTTTTAGGTGGAACTGCTAAAGTATTCATGAAATTCATCACATCTTGTGAAAACCATTCTTTAGGTGGTATAGTTCCTTTTCTACCAAGTTTACCAGGTATTATTGGTTGAGTAGTTTGTTGTGGTGGTGTCTGTACTATTGTAGGTTGTGGTGGTGTAGGTTTATCTAATGGATCAATATTATAATTTAATGGTCTTCTAGATGAAGTAAATGTTCCCCATAAACCATCATATGCTTTACCTCTTTTAGATGGATTAAAACCATAATCTGTTTTTAAATCATTTTCAAGTTTTTGTGTTTCATCTGCAGTAAATGGTTTATATCCTGCTTTTACTCTTTGTTCATTAATTGTTTTAACACTACTTGGTATATAATTTTCATTTAACCATTTCTGAAATTTTTTAACTTCAGGATTTTCTTTATTACCATATTTAGGTAGTGATGCTACTAAATTATCATAATCTGGATATGCTCCTTTCCAAGTGTCTTTCCATCCTTGTTCGTTTTTAGTGGCATCACCAAATCTACCTGCTGTAGTTTCAGCTGGTTGTGTATCAACATATCTAGTTTCACCAACATTACCAAAATCTATATTAATACCCTGATCTGTATATTTTTTAACTGAGCCTTTATCTACTGCAACATTTGTTTTACCATCTGAAACTTCAGTAATATATTTACCATTTACCGGATCCCAACCAGTTACAACTTTTTTTTCACCATTTACTTCAACAAGATCTCCAGGTTTAAATCTACCTGGATCAGGTTTACCAGTTTCACCAGCAGTTTGATAATTAGGTAAGTTATAATCAAAAATATTATATGGAGTATACATATTAAAATAAATTTAAATCGTCACCTTCTATTTTTTTAAATTTAGATGGAACTGATTGATTAGTTTTAGATTTAGGAGTATCTGATTTAGTTTGTTTACTTGGAGTACTTACGGGTGCAGTTTCTACTGGAACAGTATCTTGTTGTTCAGGAGCAGTAGATAATATATCATCTGATAAATTACCATTTAAAGAACCTTGTTGTGATTCATATGCTGGTTTAACTGTAGTACCAATAGGTTTACTTTCATATTGTTTTAAATAATCATCATATGTAAATTTTCTGATTCCTATATCACCATACTGTCTATATACATCTGGTTCATAATATCTTTTATATTTACTTCTATTAGCTTCTTTTAATCCTCTATATATTGGTCCTTCATTTGTATAACCTACATTTTCCATAGGTTTACTTCTATTAAATGCTCTATTTCCAAACTGATTTGTTCTATCAGTTTCATAATTTAAAGCATCATTAAGGTCTGTCAATCTTCTTTTAAGACGTACTTTTTCTAAGTTATCGATATCTGAATTTAAAAGTTGAATAATATTTTGTTTTTCTGTTTCAAGAAAAGAAACATTATTTTGAAAATCTTTAAATTTTCTTAAATCAGATGCTCTAAATTTTAACTTTTCTTTTTCTTCATCTAAAATTCCAGCTATATCTTGTAGTTTATCAGCTGTTGATCCAGGATTTCCAGTCCAGCTTTTATACCAAGGAATTCGTTTTTGACTTTCATCAATTTCAGTTTTTATTTCTCCAATTCTACTATCAATTCCTTCTTTATATTGTTCATATACATCTAATGGAATCCAACCTTCAATTAATCCTGTTCTTAACTCATCAATTGTTTTAATTGTTTGAGAATAATCATTGTATAATGCATTAAAATCTTGTCCAAATTCATCACCTTTTGTGATAAATTCATCCAAATCTTCCATTGATTTAAATCCTTTTACTGGAGAAATAACTTCAACAGTTTGAACATTTGTTTCAATAGGTGTTTCTTCTTCTGGATTAGATGTAAAATAATTTGCTAATGGTCCAAGAATTTTCTGTGCTATATTTCTTTCTCCTGGAGCTGAAGGACTAGATGTAGGAAATGGAGCATTAGGATCCATACCTAATATATCAGTTTGCTTTTCTCTTCCAGTTTGATATTTCTGTAAACCATATTTAGCCATAGGCATTTGTTGCATCATTTCAGGAGGTATCATATTACCTTGTGGCATACCTTGCGGTATTTGTTCTTGCTGTGGTAACACTTGTTCTGCATTTACACCTATTGATGCCATATATGGAACAGATATCATTGGGATACCTTGTGGAAATCCTTTTTTAGATTCTTGAGCTAATGCTAATTTACCCAAATTATTTATTTGAGTTTGTATCATCATCTCTGCTGTTTTTCTTTCAATAGAATCTGAGTTAGGATCTTGAATAGTTTTTACATATTTCTCATAACCTTTACCAAGAGTTTTAGCAACTTCTGCAGGTGTCTTTTTCTTTTTACCTATAATACCAAATTCTTCAAGCATATTCTTTCCTAATAGCATTGATCTAGTATCTGAGAATATAAATGAATTTTCTGGAAGATATAAAGGTGTTCCTCCTTCACTATGTCTTTTACCGCCAACTTTAAAAAATTTAGGAATACCATCATCACCTGCAGGTGTCATAACTGTTTCACCAACTTCAGCTTCTAGATTTGCTTTATCTCTATCTACTGGTGATAATGTATTAGACATTTTTTTATCTGGTTTACCATATACTACAGATTCTGGAGTGGCAGTAGGATAAGACATATATACTCCAGGTTTTTGAATACCCCCATATTTAGCAGATGACAATGCTGGTACACCTTGAAGTGATCCCATTATATATTGATTAGGTTTTCGTCTACCAGTATTTCTTTCAAAGTCTCCTCTATCTAATGTATCATCTGCTGTAAATACATTATTAGCCATTGTCATATCAGACATTTGAGCCTCTAATTTTTTAGTTTTACCTCTATTACCCATTGATGTAATAATTGAAGCAACTGCAGGTAAACCAGATACTACATTTTGGAATGATATATTATTATTTTTTTGAACCGGTGGTTTTAATAATGGGTCTTTTACAGGATTAGTTGATTCTGTTGTAATTTCAGATTGTTCTGCTTGATTTAATGGTCCTTGAAAATTTGTATAATTTCCTTGTTCATCAAAATAGTTTATTGGTTCAAGTGCAGGTGTATTTAAACTTTGATTTGTAATACCATATTGTTGAGGTTGTTGAGGAATAACTTGTTTACCATAAGAAGGATTTTGTTTTTCAAATTTTTTAACGAATTCTTCTAATGTTAAATTTGTAGATATTCCTTGATTTGTGAATGGATCAGTGGTATAAGGAGAAACATATCCAGGAACAGATCCTGCAATTTGAAATCTATTTAGTGTACCGCCTCTTCTTACTATAAGACCTGCAAGTTGTGATGGATCGCTAATAGCACCTTGTAACATAGAGCCTAACATATCACCTGATATACCTTGTGATGTTGAATCAGTCATTGACTTGGGTCTTTGTGCATCAAAACCTGCTTTAACAAGTTTTCCACTACCTGGCACTATTACATTAGCAGCCATTTCAACTCCTTTTTCTAATTTTAATCCGGCATTATTTAATGCCCCAAATACTGCTCCTTCAACATTTCCTTTTGAATTAAATTCATTAAAAGCCTGTTGATACATATCTAATTGCGGATTACCTACATAACCATAATTATCTGGAGATCCTCCCATTTGCATTAGCATCTGTTGAGATTGTTCCATAATATCATTATACAAATTCCTGTCATTTTCCATTTGACCCATTTCTTTTACTTTAGAAATGAATGAATTTGTTTTATATTCTGGTTCATTCATGTATGAAGGTTCACCACCTTCTGCCCATGTTGCTCTAGCATATGCTCTAAAGAATGGATTCTTAGCTAGATTCTTTTTATGTCTAGCATAAAAACCTTTTTTACCATATTTAGATTTACTTTTTTCTCCAAGTTTTGGATCTCCAAAGTATTTAGTAACACCACCAGGACCCACTACCTTATGAGTTTTACCTTTACGTTCATTAGTTTTAGATACTCTATAAGAACCTCCACTTGCATACATTTCATCATCTTCTCCCATTTCTTTTTCTTCACCATTATCCTCCTCTTCTTCATTACCTTCTTTTTCTTTTGCATCTTCTTGAAGATCTTGCATTGCTTCTTGAATTAATTCTTGAGCTTGGTTTTGATCCACACCCATTCCTACTAGTTGGTCTAGTATTTCTTGTGGATTTGCATCTTGTTCTAAAGCATCTTCTATTTGATCAAGTAATTCTTCAAATTGATTTTCCTCACCACCTTCTTGAAATCTAGCACAAGCTGTTCCAGGTTTACAATTTAATAAACCTTTACCTTTACCTCTAAATAATTTTTTTAGAAAACCTCTTCTTTTTCTTTTAGGCATTTCTATATTTCCAATAAAGTCTCCAAAATTTTCAACTCCGTCACCTACATTATTAGCTAAATTATTAAACCATTGAGATAATCTAGAATTTCTATTAGGTTCAAATTCTTCATATTGATAACTTGGTTTATCTAAATAGATCATTGAATTTCCGGGATACTGTCCTCTATTAAAATATACAGAGCCACGACTTGGTGCCACTCTTTGTGGCATCATATTTTGTGGAACTTCATCTTCAACTATTGGTGGTTGATTTTGAGTAGCTCCGGAAACTTTAATAGGATATGATGGCCAAGATACAATATTACCTGGAGCAGCAGTATTAGGATTACCTTCAAACCAACTATAATCTGGAGCGAATTGTTCTACACCAGTATCTGGTATATACATTTCTTCTCCACCAGTTTGTTTTTTATTTTTAATTTTTCTTGCTTGTTCAAGCATTTGTTTAGTGGGTTTTTTACCAGAACCTTTATTTGCTCTAATATTATCCCAGAGTCCTCTTTGTGAATATGATCCATCTTTTCTTTTAATAAGATTAGAACCACCTGTTTTATAGGAGTTTTCATCAATTGTTACCTCAACAATTTTATCACCTCTTTTAACTAATGCTTTTCTCATTATTATATAGTATAATTGTACAATTTACAAAAATTTTCTCAGTCTATAAAACCTAAAAATTCATCAGTATTAGCATTATAACTGCCACCAGATTGATATTGAATTTCTGGATATTCATTATTTCTAAATAATCTCGTATAATCTTCTACACCTTTAGGTTGAATATCTATTAGATTATTTCTATAGTCATTTACTTTTCTTAAATAATCAAAATTAAATCTGCTTGGATCTGGATTATTTTTTCCAAATAAATAAAAATCAACTAGTTCTTTATTCTTTACTTTACCAGGACTATTCCACATTAGTGTAGTTAAATCTACTAATTGTCTTGGTGAAGCATCTGGATACATCTTTCTTACTTTATCATAGTTTTCAGACATTAATCCTAATGCATTTCTTAATGATTCTTTTGATCCTATATTTTTATTTACATCTGCTAATCTATCAGATTCAGTTTGAAATTTTTGTCTAAACATTCCTTTAGATGGTTCAACTGTACTAGGTGTAAATTTTTGTTTTGGAGCATACTGATTTTTTATAGTTTCTAATGCTTCATTAAATGGTATACCTTCCTGCTGTGCAAGTTTAGCTGCATCCATTTCAATTTTAGCTGAACCAGGATAACTAGGTAAATTTGATTTAGTTGATAAACTGTTTAATGCTTTTTTTCCAGTATTAATTGCTTGTTTAATTGGTTTAGATAAACCTGCATCCACTAATTTGTTTTGTAATGTAATTTTTGCTTTCGTTAATTTTGAAGCAGGTAATGCTGAATTAAGTTTTGTTTCTTGTGCACCAATACCAACTAAACTATTTAATAATTCATCAAACTCATCATTAGTAATATCATATTGTCTTTTAATAGTTTCTCTATAGTTTTGACCTTCTGATAAAACATCTTGTGCAGTTTTATTTTTAGAACTATATGTAGCTACTGATGGTTTATCTCTATATGCATATCTAATATTTTTATCTACAAGATTTGCTCCAAATTCATCTCCAGTAAATTGCTCAGATCTAAATGCTTTTTTTAATGAATTTGGTCCAGTGATTGGATAATCAATACTATTTATAAGCATTGGATTATTTCTACCACTTTCAAATAACATTTGATAAGGTTTTCCTTCATGCATCATTATTCCAGCATAAGTTCCAGCATGTCTTATAGTTGGATCTGCATTATATCCAGGCATATATGTTGATTGATCAACACCATTACCCATTAATAATCTATCACCTACTTTTAATTCATCTCTACCATAAACCGGTATAGCACCAGATCTTGTCATTTGATCTTCTGTATGCCAAGCATTATGAGCATTACCCATTACATCAAATTCTTTACCTGTTATATCAGTGTAGATTCTATTTGCCACTGAATTTGCTGTTTTAGCACATTCACTTCCTGGCAGACAAAATTTTTCTTTAAATAATAATCCTTGTTTTTCATCTGCACCTATACCTTTAATAAAACTTGATGGTTGACTTGATTTAAACTCTATTAATGGATTATCAAATGCTTCTCTATTTTGTGTATATATTTGTTTAATAAAAGTATCATATTCATCTTTTGACATATTGGCAATAATATCATTTTGTTTTCCAACAGTACTTCTATTTATAGGATCAATACGTTGTATTTTAGGAACATCATTTGATTTAATTTTTCCTTTCTTAACTGCATTTCTAATTAATGCTGATCCAATTGCATTTCTTCCTACTTGGCCAAATCCACTTATAGGATTTACAGCATCTATAAATTTACCAAGATTATTTTTTAAACCAATACTTGCTGGAAGCATTAACATTTCAGGATGTGAAGCACTAAGTGGTGATTCACCTCTTATATTACCTTCTGCATCTCTAATTATTACACCTTGTTCGGGATTTGGTAATAATAAATTTAGAGGATTAAATCCACTATTTAAATACTCATCTAAAGTAATTGGTCCATAATTAGGATCTGCATTTAAATTTAAATTATATTCGGGTAAATTTACTTGAGGTAATCCTTTTGTACTAACCGGTAATGTGTAAGAACCATCTGGATTTCTTATAGGTCCCATTATGACTCCTTCTTTATTAGTATATTTACTACCACCTCCTTGATATAAATTTCCTTTAGTTTCTTTTTTTGGATTTCTTATCCAACCTTTTTTTGTATCTGCTCCAGGATATAATTTTTTATAGTTTTCATATTCATCATATGAAACTTTTCTCCAACCTTTTTTATCATCCATATAAACTTCATGTGAATTTTTATATGGTTCTTTTATAATACCCTCTTCATTATTATTATACCTACTAATATTACCTACTTCTCTAAGTATTACTTTTGATGGATTAAACTCTTGCATTTCAAAACCATCTTGTGCTTTAGGTAGATTATCTATAAATTCAATTATTTCATCTGTATCTGGGTTATACTGTCCACCATTTTCTACCATAGGTAACTCATACACTTGATTTCCTGGAAATTTATAATTCATATTAGGATACATCATTTGACTATATCCTAGATCATCAAATCCAAATACAGGATATGGTACATCCTTCATTGTAATATTATTAGAAGGAATCATTGTAGGAGATCCTGGAAAATCCCATTGACCTCTTTCTGAAATAATAAATCCAGATTCTGTTGTTTTTATTTCATTAGGTCCATTTGATAAACCCTCTTTTGTATTTTTTCTAAATAGTTTTTTCATCGGTAAGACTGTGCTTGCTTAAGATTAAACACTTTATAAAACATTTTAACATCATTAGAAATATTTTTTCTTAGAACAACTCTGGTGGCATAATGTCTAAACTTCTTTCTTTCTAACGGAGATTTAGCATAATTCACTGATCCTGGTCTAATAGCTTTAGAATATCCGTTAGCTGCAGTTTCCCATAATATATTTGTATTACCAGAAAACTCTCCTCTATCAGAGGTAATATCCCAAAACTGATTTACTCTATATTTATTTTCTTCTTTACTAAATAATACATCAATACTATCCGGATTAATCCTCGGATATGTTAGCATTGTAATAGGATCATTTTTAGTGTGAGGTATAAGATTGAGTACACCAGAAATTTGCTCACTATTATAGACAATCATATTATCAAAGTTATGATCTAGTAAATGATGATTATCTAAACAATTATCTGTATATCTATATGACTCAAGCATATATTCAACATTTCTTAATGTTGTTATAGATTGTCCAGTAGATAATGCTTTCTCAATTTCAAATGGATAATTTGTACCATAGAAATTACAGAAACTAGTGCAAGTATTATTATGTTTCCAGAAACCTTTATTTTTAATTGTAACAAAAGTGTTACGTTCAGGAATCATTAATTGTGGATGCCAATCATGGAACGACACCCAAATTTTTAATTTAGGATCGTATGATATTGTCCATGAAGCTTCTTCAAAATATAATTTATCACCAAGTTCAATTTGTTGATTAGTACCAACTTTTCTAAATATATTACCACTCACATATGTTATTAAACTTGTATCTCGTGGTATATAATCTTTCTTAGTAAAGTATATAATTTGATTCTTATTATCATAGATTGCTTGGCAACCAACACCAATTACTGGATTATCTCTTAATTCAAAATCTGGATAATACTTAGTAAGTTGATATGGTAAATTATTTGCAAACCACCAACGCATACCTGATGCAGAAATTTCTGCTAATTGTCCAGAGTAATTAAATATTTTACCTTGTTCTTGAGATATCCAAAATATTCCAAATGGTGTATTTATAATTGATAATCTATCTTGACAAGATCCATATTCATATGGTGAATCTGTATTTACAATATTTTGTAATGGTTGATTAAACAAACCCCCATCACCCACTGTAATTTTTGTACCTAGATCTGTTTGGAGAGTATCAACACCTACAAATTGCACTGGACTAATATCTTTAAAATGGATCATTGTACCATTTTTAGATATTGGACTTATAGATGTAATTCTAGATCCGAATTCTTTAAAATTATTTGCCAAGAAATATCTCCAGTAATCTTTGATAGTTTCTTTTGTTCCAGGTAAAGAATATATAACTCTCTTAGGAGAATATGTATAACATGTTTCTGCAACTTGAGGATCATACCATACTGGTTGTAATGCACCAAATGTTGTATAGATATTATAAAATCTATCTACAGATAATGCTTGATCATATTTATAATAGTTTCTTTCCTTTATAATATCGGAATTAAACATATCATTATAGTCAACTATACTATTATATTTATCATAGTGCTTAGTTTCTATTTTATCATCATAATCTCTTTGAGCAAGATTAATTTCTGATTCAACAAAAAAGTCTTTAACACCTGAATAAAATAAATAGAACCAACCATCTATTCTTAATAAAGCATCACCATTACCACATAAAATTTCTTTAATATCTCCGCCCGTATAACATAAGGCTTGATCTCTAGTTAAAGATGCATTATCGCTTGGAAATCTTTCTTCATATGTTGCATCTTCTAATATTTCTCCAAATATTTCTTGATTCTCATTACGAAAAATTCCAGAATCATCAAAATCATTACATATAATTCCTGGAAATAAATTATTAATTAATTGACTAGTATTATATTTTTGTGTATTGATCCAATATCTTGGATATGGAATCATTGCATATTTTCTATAGTCATATTCAAATTCATCAGGTTGTTTATTCAACCAATCATAGAAAAAGAAAAATGTATTCTTTTTAGTATAGCGTCCTACATAATTATCTCCACCAAATATTGTATAACTTGTTGATGTTGTAGAGTTTATAGCTGGAGCTGGATGTAAACAATTTGAAATAGGTACTTGTCTAATTTGATTTAATTGACCATATATATTTCTTATTTTAAATTTTAATGATCCATATAAAGTAGATGATCTAGTATTTATAATTTTATTTACTGGATCATCATAAGTTATACCATCTGATTTTAAAATATTTGTATTTGTAATTGGAAAAAGATTTGCTTTATGAATACTATATCTAGATGTATCTTTATATATAGTACTTACATTTGGGATCCCTCCCATTGTTTGAATTAATGTAAAATTATTTCTGTATAGATTATTAATAATATACTTTTCATTTATTTCAGCTCTTGTTGGTCCAATATATCTACTATCTTTTATTTTAAATAATTTACCCGATGTTCCAAATGTGTCAGCAATACTTGAATAAAAACAATAAGCTTTATGTTGTAAAGCATATTGTCTAGTTCCTAATAAAGCTAATATTGCATCTATGTATCCTTGTGTAATTTGAATAGTATAATACATAAATGCAATAGGTTTCATAAACACTGAAACTACTTCATCAACTCCAGCAGGTAAACTATCAATGGGAGGTTTTGAATCTGTTGCTGTTGCGTTACTTCCAACTTGTGTTGAAAATTCAGGTGTTCCTGATAAAAATCCACTTAATATAGTAGTATTAGCTGCTGTTATAATTCCAAATATACCAGATATAATTAATGCTAAATCATTTGGTAATGCATGCTTTGGATGATCTTTTACTTCTGTAAATTTACCTTCTGCAGATCCAACATATGTACAATTTATTTTAAACTCATCTACATCTAAAAATGAATTAAAGAATTCTGTTTCTGGTGAATCAAATCCTAGAAAATCTGTACTAATAATATTTAATGAAGGATATTCATTAAAATCACAAGAGGGTTTACAACCACCATCCACTTTAATTCTAGATAATAATGTATCTGCTCTTTGATCATTAAAAGGATAATTATAAAATAAACCTTTTCTTCTATATGTAGAATTTGGATTTAAAGCGTATTCTGGTAAATCATATTCTCTTAAAGTATTAAATATACCTTTTGCAAGAATAGTTTTATTTCCTAATCTATTACCTCTTAATATTTCATATCCAATAATTCCAGGAATAGGATCTCCGTTATTATCTACTGGTGGTTTTATATTATTAAAATTAACTCCAAGTAATATTATTTTATAATTTGTTCCTGTTGAAACTCTATATACATTAGGCATTCCATCTTCTCCACATGTTGGAGAAACAAATGTTTCAGGATTTATTGGTACATTAAGTCCGGGTAATACTTGAAGATTGGCAGATGAATATGCTGGTACTAAATCTCCATTTGCACTATAATCTGCTGTAAAATGTGGAATGACATCCATATCTGGAAATTTATGATGTCTAATTCTTTGACCACATAAATCATATTCTGGATTTGTACCATTTACTCCAGTCCAAGTATGTGCACTTGAATTCCAGATATCAGGTCTAAAATTAGGATATTCTTCTGTAGATTCCCAATAAGCCATGTCTCCTTTTGCAACAATAATTCCACCATCATCTGTTGTATCAAATCCTACATTATAATTTATAGAATTTGATGGTGTAGGAAATGTTCTTGTTGCAGTATTAACATATCTCCATCTTTGATTATCAATTTCATCAGGATTATTTGTAACAGTATTTAATGCTGATCCTGATAATATTTGAGAATCATTACTATTTTTAGCTCTACCTGGAATATGAAATGATGGTGATTTTTGTCCTGTGTTATATACCCATCTAATAAAGAATGAATATACTTCGTCTCTTAGATATGTAGTTTTATTTCCACCTTTGTAATAATAATCTTCTGGATATGCTGCTGCATACCATTCTGTTTCAATTAAATTTGCTAAAGGTTGATAATTAAAATCAAAGTATGATGTTGGAGCCACTCTTAATAAGTAATCTCCATTTTTATACATACCTTCTGATTTTTCATATATAGTAGATATTAATGGAATTAATGAAGTTGGTACAGCTTCTAATTCATTTGAAATAATATCTATAAAAACAGAACCCGTTTGAGTACTGTATAAACCCATTTTTTTTGCTTGAGTCTGTCCATTATAAAAACTAATTACCACTAATTCAAATTGCTCAAATCTTTCATCTATTGATTCAATAACAACTTCTAATGATGAATTAGAATTCTCGTGTTTATATAAAGATTGTGGATTACTTAAAGCTATATAATCAGTGACTTTTTGCCCATCAATTGCGTATGCAATTGCCACTTGATATGTACCATTTAAAAGTGTCCCAGAATAACTAGCTCTTTTAAGTTTAACGCATGGTGGATTAAATAAAGGATTTAATCTAAGATTTTCACAGTTTAATGTTGTATAGTCATATGTTGGAATTTCACAATCTTCATCAGCATCTTCTCCAGTCTGTTGATTTGTAATTGTTCTAACATAATATTCATCTGTAAATCTTGTTAGATCTTGTCTTAAAGCAATTGTTCTTGATGTATTAAATCCATCATCCCAATATAATTGTCTTGTACAATCAAATCTTTCTCTTGAAACACCCTTTATTAAATTTGTTCTTCTAAAATTTAAGCACCCTTTTCTTCCAACAAGTTCTGTATGTATAGCTGTATATGAACAACTATCTTCTCTGTATATTCCTATTTGGTGATTTTGATCATCTGTACTAAATACTGCCCAAACTCCATCTGAAATATATATTAATCCAATTACTGTATAACTAATAGTTTGACATAATTGATTAGATGGTTCATTTCCAATAACACCAATGTTCCCATTTTGGGAATTATTAACCGCATTTCTAGCTCTAATCCATACACCTTCTGGAACAATGAGATCATCAAAGTCCATCATCATTCCCTTATTAAATACAGCTGATTCTATATTTAGATTTTGTCCAGTATTTTTATCTTTAGAAGCCATGTTTAATAGTGATATTTTTCTTATCTAAGAATTTATAAAACATTTCTGTAAGGTATCCACATAACCAGGCTCTACTTTCTTCTTCTTCAATATTTCTATAATCACAAATAGAACATACTAAATGATATAATTCATGAGCAATCAAATTATGCGATACAGAATTAGTGGAGAAAACTACATAATAGATATCATTTTCAAAATTTAATGTAATACCATCTGATGCAATATATTCTTCAGGGTCTTCACCATACTTTGCATATAATGTTTTTTCTTCATTATATACATCATCTGTTACAATAAGTTGAACTTTACAAGAATATATGTCTATATTAAAAAGTTTTGAGATTCTCATGGTTTATATGATTTAAACATATCGTAATATCTATTGTACATTGCTCCTCTATTCATTTCCCAAATCTTTTTTAATTCTGCAAAATTTGGTGTATTCACTAATGATAAAGCATTGTTTCTTGCAGCTCTTAATCTCTGTTCCACTAATTGTAATTGAGGTACGGAAGTTTGATCTCCCATCATTATTCTATTCTCAATAATTCTTTGTTTTAAAGCATATTCATAGTATTCATTTAGAATAGGATGATCCGCTACTAATAGATTACCTTCTTCATCTTCCATTGTACTTTGATAGTTAATATATACATTACCTGTATCAAAGTTTACATATAAAAAACCATCTTTAATATATCCGCTATTTGTTTGAACAGATAATTTAGTATTAGGACAATCACAACTTATTTCTTTAGATGAAGTAAGATGTAATGGAAACACTGTATTATAAGTTCTAGTTTCAGTTTTAAATCTCTGAATTAATTGTACATAACCTCCACAGTCATTTAAACAAGTATAAGGTGCAGAACAATCTGGATCAGCACCACAATTACCTTGATCCACTAATATTTCTTCCACTTGTGTTCCTTGAATAACTGGAGATGTTACTGTATATGATCCACATAATACAGCAAAATTTAAAGTGTAAAAATTAGTGGGTAACTTGGTTTTACCATTTTCAATCTCAAGCACTCTTTCTCTTGTTTCTTGAATTCTTAAACCTAAGTCATAATTTACCCTAATGGCAACTTTAATAAGTTGTTGAGGTTCAATTGTCTTATCCATTGCTGGATTCATTAAATCTACATTAATGTCTTCCAACAAATCGTCAATTGTTCTATACTTAATTGTATAATTATATAAGCTGCTCATTATCTATTTACATTTTGTTTATCATCTGCTTGATCCGTTGGTATTTGTAATCTAACTGAGAGTTCTTTTATTACAGAATTTTCTATTTCTGCTAATAAATACTCAGGAATAAATGTTGTATTTTCTTGTTTTATTAGACAATTTTCTTTTTCATCACAAGAAATTAATCCTAGATCATTTTGAAATAATCCTTCTACTTTTACAAAATCAAAATTTACATTAGGAAAATATAGATAACCATCCACATACCAGTAATACTTTGTAGAATTATATTTAAAAGTTGTAGTCTTACTTATTGATGTAAAAGTTGTAGCTGTTGTAAATGTAAACTCCACTGAATTATCTAAACTAGCCACTGATCTAAATAGAGGACCTACTGTTGATTCAATAATATCTGGAATCCTTTCTTTACTCCTCATTATTATACAATTACTTTTAATTCCAGCACAACATCTATCACTTACTTTATCTACTTCAATTAATTCTAAACATGGAATAGTTTGAACCATTGAGCTAAATGCTAATAGTTTATCTATTTGCTTATCTCTTTTTATATATAGATGAGCATACTTTAAAACAATACTATAGAATAAACGATCTGTTATGAAAGCATCTTCAGTATTAGCTTTAAATACACCTCTTAGTCTAGATACAATATCACCTATTGTTGTCATTTTAATCTAGTTTAAATTCATTATAATCATCAGGAATAATACTACTCTTAGCAATCAACTCCTTATATTTTTCTTTTTTCATTATTGAAGTAATATGTTTTGTTTTATCTATTTGTATGTATCTATTCCAGTTATCTTTAAATTTTTTTGATGTAGTTCTAGAAAAATTTCTATGAGCTGTAAAAGTCCATAGATCTCTATTTTTAAATAGATATTTTTTAGCATAGTTGCTATAAAATATTTTAGCTAGTTTTTCATCACTTTCATAATTTCTATGTCTTATATCTGTATCATAAGAATTTGATTTGTTAAAGTCTTTGTTATATTTAGTAGGTCTTTGGCATGAACCAATAAATATGCATCCGAGATTACTTGGTAATTCTACACCATCTCTTGTATCTATTATTGTGTTCCACATCTTTTCATTTAAATCTCCTATAATTTTTCTTATTTCTTTTGATTTATATTTTTTTGCTTCAGGATATTTTTCATATAATCTTTTAATAAAATCATCATTAATTATGTTATATCTTTTATGTCTATATCTAGGAGCATTAAGATCTGGTTTGCTATAATATCTCATATATAATGTACTAAAAAACAGGGATATTTTAAAATGAAACTGTGTATTCTGCAATCTTTCCTTCAGTGGGACTATAAATATCCATCACTGCTGTTTTCTTAGCACCTGTATATTTATTATGATAATGCCAATAATCTACATTAGATAGTGATGGAATGACTTTTACACTAACACCATGTATTTCATTTTCTGTAATATATGTTGTTGTTTTCTTAATATGATAGTGTCCTGTATATATTATTCTATTTTTAGTGAGTCCCCATATTTCTGGAAACTCTGTTGCATATATCAATGGATTTATTTTTACATCACCATGCTCAACACCAAACATATTAATACCATATGTTGCCACTTTTCTTTCTGAATATTGACAATCCCAATCTATCTTCTCATCTCTAATAGAATTTTCTAATGCATGAGCTAAATGGAATGAACTAAGTCTATCATGATTACCTGGTATATATACCACATGAAGAACATCACAGAATTGTTTTAGATTATGAATAGTATAATACATTGTATTAAATGCTTCTTCATACATCTTAACTGCTGTATAAGATGAATCAACAACAGTTCCTGAAGTTGTAGTTCCATTAAATGTATCTGTATTTAATAGATCTCCTCCTAGTACGTATATTATCTTATCTACTTTATAATTAGTGTAGAGAGTAGAACATAGATTATTAAGTACAGATTTTATTCTATGTTTAACATCTTCATTACCAGTTTTTCCAAAATGTAAATCTTGTAATGATATTACTGCACACACTTCTTCTTTAGAATCATTTATATGAATATCTGATTTTTTTAAGGGAGTATATTCTGGATTAAAACTAGAAAGACACTCAGTTAAGATTTCTTCTTTACTAAGTGTCTTCTGTGTAACTAGAGCAGATATTATCCAATGATCAGATTGTTGTTTATTCCAATAAGAAGATAGTTTCCACTTTGATGTATCTATCTTTAATAATTTTATTATTTCTTCTGGAGTTTTAGGTTCATCAAATGATATACCTTTTAATTCTGTTTGATTCTTATCTAGATCAACTTTAGATTCAATAACACCTTCGGATGTTTTTCTTTTAAGTTTAAAATCACTCATAATCTTTTTTGCTTCAGATTCAGTGATATTTAATTTTTTAGCGATGTAAGCATTTGATTTCTTCCACCTCATCATTTTTAAAAGATTTTGTTCTAAATTTTTCATTTTTAAATATTTGGTTAAACAAATATAGGATTTTTATCAAAAAAGAAAACCCCGGAAAAACCGGGGATTCTTTGTTACGAAAAACCAACAAAACGTAACATTATTAAGAACATACGCCTATTTCAAGAACTGTTACTGCACCATCAGCAAAAGCACCTATAAATCCAGAATTTAGAGTAGTTGTTATTGTTCCTGGAATTGCATTAATATTTACAGATCCTGAACTACTAGTTATAAATTGAAATGCAATTTCACCTGTTGTTCCAGATATATATTGCATTTGTATACTTGTTATAGATGGATAATTATCTGATCCAACCCATATTAACTGATATGTTCTACATTCTGAATTTTGACAACAAAAATATTCAGAATTTACAGCTACATCACCAAAAGTAAGCAATGTTTCATAATCTAAAATAGTTTGATTATCAACACATAAAACTATACCTTCATCAATTCTTGTTACTCCTGAATCTACAGGATCATTAGTATAGCAACTATTATATTCTCCCCAACATCCAATTCCAACTGTTGGTGTCATAGTAACTGGAGTAATTTTATCACCAGCAACTCCGGTTATTGAAAATACAGTGGTATTATCATAATATGGAGAAGAAGGGACAGTAGGCCATCCACTTGGATATACAATAATTTCTTGTATTGTAGAAGAACTAGCTGCAGGAGTTGTCCAAATAATATCAATTGCTGGTATACTTGTAGCATTTCCAGATCCTGATATATAATTTAATTCAGGTTCAACAGAACCATCTGTTGAAAATATTAATAATGGATTTGGATCTGGTATAATTGAAAATACACCACCAGCATCACATGTACCTCTAATTTGTCTACATTGCATTAAATCTGTAAGATCTTCTTCTACTGTAGAAAATGGCACTCGTTCACCAACAGCATTATTTGCACAAACTGGTACAACATAACCTTCATAATCTAATATACAAGAAATGTCTCTATTTGAGATTGTATTAGATGTATCTGATAATACTGTAATTGTAGCTGATTCACTTTCTCCATTAGAAATAGAAGTTACAGTATAAACAGTTTCACCCACTAATCTATAATAGATATCGATAGGATATGGTGTTACTGGTAGTGGAGTTGTAAAAGTCCAATTTATATCTAATTCTATAATCATGATTTATTTTTTTGTTTGGTTATTTAATTCATTTATAATCCAACTTGTACTTGTCTAATTGACATTTTAACTACATCAGTATTTCTTGATGTATAATCTTGATCTGAATAGTTTATCACTTTTAAACATAATTGTTTACCTGCATTAATTGGTTGATAATCTACGGCTCCAGAAATTTCAATATATTTAGTATCTAAACCAATATAATGTGTAGAAGCTACATAAACATCATTTGAATTAACTGGACCTCCACAAATTCCTGCAACAAAATACCCACGATGAGGATTTGGATCCCAATCAGTAGCAGCTGTATAATGTACATAAAAAGTTATATCGTATCTACCTGTTGCTGGACAAGTCCAAATTCCTGTTGCAGGATCGTATCCAGTTAATGTTGTTCCAGTATATGGAGAAATATTTGAACCTGGAAATAATTGTATTGTTCCTTCAATTACAGCAGTTTGTTCTGGAGTAGATGGAACAGGTAAACTAGGTAATGAAGCCACTGGATTTGCACTACCAACTCTTGCAAGAAATAAACCTTTATAATATGGGTTACATAAATATTGTGTACTTAATACACTATTTGTTACACCATCTTTTACTTGAATTTTAATTCCTCCTGATGGACAATTATTACTAGGTGGTTCTACAGTTTGTACAATATAATCACCAGCATCACCTTGTGGACCAGTTAATCCTATTGGACCTGTAGCCCCATCTGCCCCATCTGCACCATCTGCCCCATCATCACCTGGAGGTCCTGTTAAACCAATAGGACCTTGTGGTCCAACTGGACCTTGAGCACCTACACTTCCATCATCACCTCTTTGTCCAGGTACTCCACCTAAATCAACTAAACCTGCAATAATATCACATAATGAATCACCTGGTTGAGCACCAATTTGAGGAATCGGATCTCCATCATATCTAACACAATTACAATAAATTATCTGATCACATTCTTCACCTGTACAATCAGTGGTATCACATGGATCTGGTAATGTTGTTAATTCATCATTGTTACATCCACAAGGTTGATCGTGATTACATGTTCCTGTACTCATATTTTTAATTTATTATGGATTTAATGTTACTGTTATTGAAGAATCTGCAGTAGCTATTGATACACAGTCACTTATTGTTGTAGTGAATTCAGATGTTGGGCAAAATGTCCAACGAGCTCCACCACTTGTATCATAACCAATTTGTATAGTATATGTTTGACCAGAACTTAATCCAGAAACTGTATTAGATGTAGTTCCTACAGATCCTCCAGTTGGATATGTTTGTTGAGCTATAATTATATTAGTTAAATTTCTAACTGTAACTACATATGCTGTTACAGAAGAAGTTCTTAAGAATGAATATGCCACAGAAGTATTTGAAGGTGTTACTGTTAAAGTTGGACATCCAGAAGTTGGAGTATACATTCCAACTATTGCTGTAGAACAATTATCTTCTGCAGATTGAGCAGTAAATGAACCTGAAACAGTAAATGTTGCATTTTCATTCAATCCTGCTGGTTTTATAAATGAATATATATTAGCAGTATTTATTATACTCTGAATATTTATAGATATAACACTTGTTGTATAGCCTGGTTGTGTAATTGTAAGTTGTGTAATAGCAGGATTTGCTGTTAATCCAACTGGAATTGTTCCAGTAAAACTTAATTCAATAGTATTATTGGTGGAATTATATATTACATCCACTGATACACTAAGTCCATTACAAATAGATGTACAACAATTTGTTAATACATTTTGAATAGCTGTTCTCATATCACAAACAGTTAACCAAAGATTTGATAAACTATCTGCAATAGTTGTTGGATTACTTACCCAACCACTAAGTCCACCCATTGTTCCACTACCCACTAAAACAGAAGAAGATTCTAATCCACTACATTCTTTTAAAATAGCACTTTCAACATTTGATCCACCTAGTGAATCTACACTATCTTCTAAATCACAAAGAGCACTTGCAATTAATTCAACAGCTGTATCAAGTTGTGTACTTGTTTGATTATTTATACAACTAATATTTACAGTGCTAATATTTGATTCAATACTATCTATTCTTACATCTATTTCTGTAAGCGTATTATATATATCTTCAATACTATCAGCTTGTGCTCCAACTATATTTTGTAAATCACATATTTTATTACCTAATAGCTGAACAAAATTTGTCAGACTACTAGTGGTAACCAAACTACCAGTAGATGGATTTGTATATCTTAAACATGAAGGTAAATTTACTAAGCAGTTATCAGGACAAATTGATGAACTTCCTCCATTTCCACCAGATCCACCACCACTAATATTATCAATAGCAGTTTCAGCATTACATAATCTTGTAATTATTAACTGAATTAATGCATCAAATGTTGTTGGTTGTACAGATAAATCTAAACAAGATAAATCATATGTACTAATATTTACATAATCTAATATCTCACAAAGTTCAGTGGCAAGTTTTGCTACTACATCACTTACGGTATCTCCTTTACATAAATTAATACATGTGATATCTGGACCTTGCCAGATTACACAATTAGATGAAGTTGCTACACATCCGTCTTTAGTATGATTTGATTTAGTTGGTAACATGCTATAATATATATTATAATATACAAAAACTTTTAATTAATTAACCACAATCTGGAGGTGTAGGGGGAACTATTTCTTCTTGACAATAATCTGGTAATATTTTATCAGATAGATCACAATTTTCTTTCTTAGTATAATATCTATCTAATTCATCATCACAACATCTACCAATACCATATCTCCTACTTAAGAAATATTTATATACTTCAGAAGCAAATTTTGTATTGATATGTATTGTTTTATTATCCATTATAAATTATCTAGACTATCAATTATTCTTCTATTAACAGATACTGATGATATTGCTCTTTTAGTATTTGGAGTTTTATCTCTTAAAGCTTTGTTGTATGATCCTACACAACCATTACAACATAATCTACCATCTGATGCTTTTGTCTTTTGGCATCCGCATGATAATTTTTTACCACAATTTGGACATGTACTCATAGCTATTTGGTTTTAACAGTTTTTACATTCAAATTTATTAAGAAGTTTTAAAGCATAATTATAGAGATCCATTCCTTCAGTGATGTAATGACAAACCTCAACTTTTGCTTTGGCTGCATCTAACATCATTTTAATATCTCTAAGTTCTTTAAACTTTTCTTTCATTTCTCTTTCAGGTTCACATGATGCTAATTCTAGATCACATAATACTGCATGATATTTATCAAGAAATACTGAAGTTCTAAGATAGTTATATTCAACATATACTTTATCATTAGGTGATACACTATATCTAATAACATATACACCATCTGGTAAAGGATCACCAGCAATTCCTAACTCTAGATCTTCAGCATTAATAATCTTTGTAAATCCTTCAGTGATATCTCTAAGATGAACAGCAAAAGTAAAACCAGGAGGAGTGATCTGTAATAGTTCACAATCTATAGTCATTAGATCACTATAGTCACTTACATCTTCAATTTTCATTACACATTGATTTAATATATCAGGAATGTGTAAACCTAGTCTGTGCTGTTCCATATTATAATTTACAAATTTTTATTTAACAAAAAAAGGGAGGAGAGTAAAACTCCCTCTCCCCTTTAATGTTAGTCTAAGGTAGCACTTAGAAATTTTCAAGAGTTACTGGATTACCTGCTAATGCGCAGTTATCTTCAACCCAGGTAACAAAATTATTAAGATATGTTGCACCATCAGGAACTACAATTTTCAATAAATATTGATCATTATCAAATGTTCCAGTTGGATTATTGAAACGTGGTACACTATGTTGTAAATAATATACATCATATTTATCATTACGATTAACTACATCAAAAATTGCATCACCTTGAGTAATTTCACGGATACGTGGATCACAATTAAAATAGTTTTGAGAATAAGATTCAGAAAGAATCAATTCACGAATAATAGTTTCACCATATCCCCAACCTTGTCTTCCCAATACTGCTTGTGTTACACACAATGATTCACTCTGACAAGGATCATTAATATCATCTACGAATGATGCATAAATTTGAATAGGTTCTTTTTCAAAATGATCTGTAGGTTTGAAAGAACAATTACCAAATTTTGTATCTAGATATGCTCCAAGAAGTTCAACACCTACACATACATCATCAATATCTCCTGCAGCTACAGGTGTATATGCATCCATTGCTGCAACTGTAGTCAATGGAGTTTCCCAAGTTGAACCACCATCTAAACTATAGATAACTGTTGGAGAAACAAATTGAGAAAGATAAGGATGCTCAATAATTTGTTTAGCCCATTGAATAAATACAGTTACTGGATCAACATTATCAGGTAGAGCTGGGTCAGCACAACATCCTGTATTTGCATCAAGTGTAGTGTAAACTTGGTGATTTAAAAAACGAAGTGCAGGAGAACCCTTAATATCAATTCTTAAACGATAAGTTTTTCCACAAGAAAATACTGGACATGCACAAGCATCAGTTGATGCATCATCAGTTTTACCAATAATTGTAAGTGCTTGTTGAGAATCGTCCTGTTCTACTTTCCAGAATTTACTAATGTAACGTGGGTTAATAATTTTTGATTTGTTAGATTCTTGATACCCACCATGAAAAGGACCAATTTTATCTTCTCCATAAATTGAAGAAGTGGCAATCATAAAATTAGTGGGAACAGTAGGAGATACTGCAGTATCAAATGCAGCATATGTTTTTGGATTAAAAATACCAAAGACATTGTTCTCAGGTGTTAAATTTGTAGTATTTCCAGAATTCAATGCTGATTCTGTAATAAATACTTTTTGAAAAGCGTGATTAAAATAAGACATAGTTACAAAAATTTAAAATGTTAGACAATATTATATTATAAGGGATTTTTATTTAAAATCCAAATTTTAATTATTTTTTTCTGTTTCATTATTCATTCTTTGATATTGTATTACAGCTTCTATATCTCCTGCTAAAATTGATACTGTTTCATCTATTAAAACTTCAACAATATCATCTTTAAATTCAGGATTTATTTCTACTCCAGATACAACACCTGTGTAAGGATCTATACAACCTTGAATTTGAATATTCACTGGTTTTCTATAATACATTATAGAACAATCATTAATATCAAATTCATTATTTGTATAAATTCTAATTGTATTACCTACTAAAGTAGCAAATGTTTCTCCCCATTCTAAACTAGGTTTTCTAGTTTGATCTGTTAAATGAAGGTCAACATTTGCTTCTTCAGTTAAGTAAATCATGAGTTTTCTGGGTTCTGGGCAACAACTACTATCAGCAAATGCCACCACTTTTTTAAACTCCATATAATCAGAAGGCCAATTTGTTGTTTCAAAAAACAATTGTCTATTTGTTACATTTGTTGGAGTTTGAGTTAATAGAATCTGTAAATCATCAACTCTACGTTTAGATTGTTCGTCACCTTCTTTTAATAGATTAGAACCATGAAGTTGCCTACGACACCATTGTAGTTGAGCTTTATTAAAAGCCTCTACAATTTGCCAGCATTCAATGTTATCATAATCATTAGAAGCTAACTTGTTAAGTCTTTGCTTAACTTTAATCTGTATAGTTGATGTATTCATCTATTACTTCATTTTTTTACCCATTGAACCACCTTTTTTGTAAGAAGGTGTTGAACCACCTTTTTTCATAGGAGGCATCATCATTTTTTCTTCTTTCATTTTTTTAGCTCCTTTTGATGCTGGAGCCATTTTTACTTTAGTTGCCATTGTTATAAAAATTAATTGTTAGTAATTACCCCCTTACTTTTTTTAGACGGGGATTTTTCTTTTTAGCTGCAGCAGATGCATTTCTACTTGAACTTGCAAGGATTGCTCCTGCAGATTCCATAGATACACCTTGTTGTTGTGCTATTTTCTTTTGTACAGCTTTAAAGCCAGGATGTTTTTTAGTAGCCATTATTTTTTCTTTTTAGTTGAACCACCTTTTTTAAAAACACCGCGTCCCTTAAGGATATCAGCTTGTGTTACTTTACCATCTTTATTAAGATCAGGAAAAGATCCACCTTGTTTCATTTTAGGTTTTGCACAAGAACTTTTTTTAGTTGCCATTATTTTTATATTTTATCCGATTATCCAATTTGTACCATCTGAAAATACAGGTACTAACTTATTACCATCACCTACAGTAACAGGAGTACCAAAGTTTCCAGATATAGCTACAGTAGAATCACTAATCATTGATCGTACACCAATTGCAGCTCCAGGAGAAGGTAATTCAATAAATCTTAATATTGGAGAATAAATAATACCCTTGTGTGTATCAAATGACCATTGAGTGGTTCCTCCAATATAAACATAACCAGTTATATTATCTATACTACCACCTGGTAGTAGATTTATGTCTCCTCCTTGAGTATTAGCTTGTTGACTATAACCACCATAAATATTTACTGATCCACCATATCCTCCAATACCATCTGTACTAATACCACCATCTCCACCTTCAATCCTAACATCTCCACCAGAACCTGCATCTTCTGTATCACCATCAGAACCATCTCCACCATAAATATTTATATCTCCTCCTTCTGATATATCATTAAAAATACCTTGACCACCTGTTAGTCTAATATCATCTCCAGCTTCAATTCTAATATCATCTCCACCTATTGTTCTAATATATAAATCTGATCCAATACCAGTAGTTTCTATTGCTGATGTGCCTGCACTAAATACTAACGTTGTTGTACCATCATTATCAGTTAGTGTAACTTCTCTTGTACCAGCTCTTAATCCATCAGATCCTGTACCAGTAATATAAGGAGATATAGTATTACCAAAATCTTTTAGTGATTTATTAAAATAATTCCAGACGTAGTTAAATTTTGCCATAAGATGTATTTTTATATATTTATAGATATATATAATATACTAAGAATTCCAGTATTTTTCAACTTTTTTAGTGATGTCTAAAAGAATCTGGTCATTCAATGGATTTCTTAAAAACTCTACAACATCTGTTTGATTACGTCCTAACATAGTACTACTTTCAATATGATAGATAAATCCATCAGATTTTGAAACAATTACTTTATGATAGTTTGCATCTTTAACAAGTGATTTAAGTTTTAAAGTTTCCATATCCATTGCAGCTACTTCTAAAAATCTTTCAGCTGATCTTTTTTTATTATCTTCGGAACCATCACCATTAATATGTCTATCCATATTTTCAAATAAAATATCATTTGGTGTAGACTTTCTATATTGGATTGAATCCATATCCACTACTTTAGCAACTAAGAACAATTTATTAGTGTTTTTATCAAACATTTTTTGAAGTTCTCCAAGTGCTTTATTACGTAGCTTTTTATATTCAGTTTTTGTACTAACTGTAGATTCAATTCTATCTAAGTAGAACTTAGGTGGTTTAGCCATTTTTTTTGCTGCTTCATAACTTTTAGCAATCAAAGAAAATGCACCTGCTTCTATTGCATACAATTTAATTAAATCATAAGGATCTTTTTTAGGATCTAAAAAGGTGGGTTCATTTCCCACTCTAATAGTAATCTTTTCCCAAAAAGGATGATTATCTGGTTTAAGAAGTTTTACTTTATTCCAAAATTCTTTATCATCAATTTCAATAACATTAGCAGCTAACTCTCTTTCAAGTTCTGCTACCACTGCTCTAATTTGTTTGATTTTTGCTTCTTTTTCAGTTTCTGGAAGTAACTTAACTTCTGGAGCAAATTCATTTAATCCTGTAAGATATCTCTTAATACCATTTACTTCTATACAGGTTAATTGCTCTTCATGGAATACGCCTTCAAAAACATTCATTCCATATTTTTCTAATCCCATATTTGATATGCTTGAATCAAAATATGGTTTAATTGATACAGCATTAGACTTACTAGTCTGATACTTTTCTATCATTGTTATTTCACTCATTTTAATTTTGGTTTTAGTTTATTAGCAAATGTAAAAATTATTTAGATAAAAAATCTAGGGGGCTATTACACCCCCTAGATAATTATCATTTAGATTAGAATGATCCTCCAGTAATAGGATTCTTCATAACAATCTTCAACACTTTAGTTGGGTCTTTTACCCATACTGCAGGCATTGTTTGTGTCATCATTACACGGTAACCATTGAATTGACCAGAAGATTGGAAACCTTGTGATCTACCCATATAATCCATAGTACCGTTCTGATACCACCACTTCAATTGATTATCCCAAGACAACTTCAACAAGAAGATATTGTCATTAGTGTTATCAGTGATATCAAATACGATGAAGTTATATGAAGACAAAGGATAACCATCAATAATTGGGTTTTCAATGTCATTAGTGTGGATATTATCAAAAGCAGGGTTAAGTACAAATTTAACGTTAGCTAAGAATGGAATAACGTAAGAAGTGTAAGCAAAACCAAAATTAAGATCCATACCTTTTCCAGTAATAGCTCCAATATCAGAAGCTTGGATAACTAGACCAGAATTGATTGCTTCTTTCTTAATTGCTTCATTAACCAACTTCATACCACCCATACCGGTTTGTACAATAAGTTGACGCTGAGGATCTGGTCCTTTGAATTCAACTTTACCGTTATAGAAGTTATAAATCTCATTACGGAATACATCAAGATTGAAAGATGCTTTGTTGTAGATACGCTTGAAAGAGTTATCAAGTTGTTTCCAAAGACCTACAGATAAACGCATATCATCTGGACCATCTTGCTTAATCTTACCACCATGACCCCACATCAAGTAAGTTTCAATGTCATTAGCAACTTTGCTAAGGTGAGCAGCTTCAAGACGAGTTAAGAAAGTACGGCTAAGAGAACCATTTTCCATAGCTCTTTTTGCATAATCTTTACCCATTCTAGATACCATTGATTCCAATGAAGTTACAGAAGGATCAACATTGTTATCAAAGTTTCTCCAGATTTCTGTTACAGGTACAGTACCATCAGCATTCAAACCACCTTTGATCATCAAATCTGCTCTAGATGAAATTGAATAGTGTACGTGAGCTTCTGCACCACCTACATAGTTATAGAATTCACGGAATCCTGAACTAGTAGAAAGATCTGAGAAACGTTCACCATATTCACCTCTTGCAGAACCTTTACGAAATACTTTTGTTCCTGAAGCAAGATATGCGTTATCCAAGAATTTAGTATTGTCATTGTTCACAAGTTGAACAGTGTAAATGAAACCATCACCTGTAGGAAGAATATCTTCTGCAGTAATGTACATCTCAGCACCATTGTATTTATCATAAGTGATAATATCACCATGACCAAATACACGCTTGTTCAATTTGATTTGAAAACTACGTCCATCTACACCTTTGTTATCAGTGCCAGAGTCAATGTCTTCAACGATATAAGGAAGGTCCTGAGCAATTGGTGTTTGCCATTTCCACTCCCCACGAGCATTGTCAACCATAATTACATTCTTACCACCGAAAGAAGACATTTGATAAAGTGGCATTTCAACCTTTTGAGACATTGCCCAGATATCAACTGGACCCATATCCATAGGTTCTGCACTTTTCATCATGTTTACCAGGTGATAAGAATCTACGTGTGAGCTAGCTTGGTAGCTGGTATCACGTAGAAAAATACCATTGTTTAAAACTGGAGTTGCCATTTTGAATTTAATTTAATTGTTTATAGTTATTAATTGATTGTTTATTTATATTAAAATCTTTTGAAAAAATTATTGTTACGTGAAATCTTAGGAGCTTTTCTATCTTCTTTATCTTCTACAGAAGAGAATGAAGATTTACTCTTAGCTTGTTCTGTTTTTAAATTACGAACAGTTTCTTGTGTAGCTTCAGTTTTGGCATGTTTTCTAATCTCATTTTTGTAATTATCTGGATCAGATAATAACCAAAGAACTTCTGCAATAAGATCATGCTTAGGTTCAATAAACTGATATTTCTCAAGAAGATGTCCTAATAGATTTGTTGGTTTACCAGAAATAGAAGGATAGCTAGGCTGCACTAAACCAGAATAAAGTTGAGATTGAGTTTTTTTATCAATCTTAATTCCATTAAGTTCACCTGGTTTAAGAGTTTCATATACATTTTCCATATATGTTTCTGCAGCCACTCTTTGTTGTTCCTTTCTATATTCTTGTTCTGCAAGTTGTTGAGCAATAATTTGCTCTTGCATTTTATCCAACTTTGGTTTGAATTTACCCGCTTTTTCACCAAGTTTATCCATATCCTTCCAACTATCAATTTCTTCATCAATTTCATCTTCACTACCAAATTGTGTGGCACGTAAATATTGACGTACAATAGTTTCTTGATCATGTTCATCATCAACATCAAGTTCTCTCACTTCTTCTACTTGTGCTAATGCTTTAAATAAACCTTTTAGATCTTGTCCTCCATCTGATACATATTTTGCAGCAATCTGTAATTCTTGAGGTAAAGCTTGAAAAAATTCTCTTGGAGTTTCTTCTTTAATCTTTTTTTCTCTTTCGCTGAAATTAGCTTCAATAAGTTCTTTCCAATCTTTTACAGAATAATCAGATAGATCCTTATCATCATCAAATGGCATAATTAAACCATCATCAATAAGTTTAGTGAATGTCTCCACCAAACCACTCTTATCAACTTTTGGTCTACCTTTTCCAGTTTCATTTTCCAACTGATTTAAAGTGGACTCTAAAAGTTCAGTCACTTCTTGTTCAGTAGTAATTGTTGATTCTTCGTTTTTTTCCTCTTTCTTTTGAGTTTTAGATTGAGGTTCTAGAAATGTTAAATCAGTTTTTGGAGAAGAAAAGATACTTGGTTTTGCTTCTGTTTCTGGAAGTAAAATACTTTCAGCTCCAGGAGCAGATCCAAAGATATCATCTAAATTTACATCCACTTCTTTAACTTCTGTTTGCATTGTGCTTTCTTGTGACATATTAATTTGGTTTTAATAATAATATAATATAAAAAAAGTAAATCTACAATAGTTGTAAACTCACATATTTTTTTCTTTAAAAGCTAAATATATCGCTATATTTTTTCCTTTTGATTTTCTTAAACTATATCTATTTTTTTCTAAATATTCTTTTAGTTGTAAGAAATTCATTTCAGTACTATCATTCGGTATATCTTCTAAGCAAAATTCATTAATTGAATCATCCACTAGTATTATTGTGATCCAATTATTATTTGACTTTTTTTTGTCAATCTTTCTTTTTGCTAGTAGATTTTTTATCATCGTACTTATTCTTATTCTCTCTTGCTATTTGTAATTGTTTATCAGCAATATCTCTTTTAACACCGAGTTCTTCACGCTTAATGTTTGCTTTTTCTCTATCGGTATTATTTTTATTCAACATTGCTTCTTCTTGCATAGACATTTTAGCACGATATTCATCTGAAGCTCTTATTTCTCTTAAAGCATCAATATAATCACTCTGTTGATTTTGATTCTGATCTTGCATAGCTCCATATCCCGCAGCCCTAATTTGAGCTTCAATGATATTTGTTTCTCTATCCTTTTGTTTTTCTCCAGCATCAAAGTCTCTTTGAGCTTGTTTTTCTTGAGCTTGAGCTTGCAATTGTTTATCAAGTAATTCTTGTTGTGATTGTTGTTCTTGTTGTTTAACTGCTTGTTGTTTTTGTTCAGCAGATTTAAGAACATGTTCAATCTCAGGAATTGATTGAGATTTAATAATATTTGCTAGATCATAGATAGATGCACCAGAAGTATTATTATTTAATGCTAGTTGTTTTAGTTGTTCAATAGTATTTCTATGATTTGCTTTTGTTGTACAGAAAATATTAATATCTCTTAGTAAGAGATCTGTACCATTAATATTAAAAGCAACCTTTTCATCATTAGATGTTAAATATTGTAATCTAATAGATGGTTTTTTAGAATGATAGTATTGAGCCAAATCTGTACGCATTGTATGTACTCTTGGCATTAAATTATCACAGTGTTGTGTAAAGTATACTTCTGTTTGAGCATATGAATTACTTAATGCCACTCTGATACCTTCAGCAGTTGGTTGCTCTACTGCAGAACCTAAACGTTGAGGTGTAATACCAATAGTTTCAAAAGCTTGGTTCTTAAAATAACTTGCAAGTTGAATACGAGAAAGCAATCTTTGTGTTTGCTCTAAACTCAATACTTGATAATGTTGAAATGCTAATGGATTCTCAGTATTTGTAATAGATGAATCCAATGGTAGCATTTGGAATGTTTTCATTGCTACATAAGCTTTTGCAAGATTATGTTTACCCCAATCTTCTCCAAGAGAATGTCTTGGAATAGCATTTTGATCTAATAAAATTACTGTACCAAGTTCATCTACAAGAATATCAGCAATTTGATTATTTACAATGTTATATGCAATTTGGAATGGTTTCATTAAATCCACCAATGAAGTGGATTTTGTATTTCTATCTGAAAATACAGATCCTTCCACTGGAAGTTTACAACCATATAAAGATGAATCCCCTTTAAATTGGAATGGTAATCTTTTAATCTGATTATTAGTTACACCAAGATAAATTGGAGTTAAACCACCTGGATTTTCCATACCCCAATATGATGGTCTATTAGGACCAATCTTTACACCACCCCAAACCTCATTAATCCAGATCCATTCAATATGCTCACCATACACTAAATTTTCTTTAGTCTTTTGCTTATAGAGCATTGTATCATATTCTGGCTTAATAGTTATTATATAACTTTCATCTATAATTTCTTCTATGACATCCCCAAGTTCATCAATTTTTGTAAGATGACCCACTCTTCTTTGAGATTTCCAGTAACATGTTGTAGCTCTTAAATAATGTGAACTACCTAAATCAAATAAATCTTCTCCTTCTGATAAAATCATATTTACAATATCATTACCATCTGATATGTAATTATCATACATAGAAGTAAATTGACGATAGTGTAATGAAGGAGAATTAGTGTTCCAAGCATGTGATCTTGTAGGATCATAATATGTACCATCATTTTGATACCCTTCAATTGGATATGCAGAAGATCTAACTGGATAAACAGCTTCTAATGACTGCAATTGTTCTTCTGTCATTAGATATCCATATTTATCAATAACATCTGCTACAGTTAGCATTTCGCATTTACCCACCCAATTTCCTTGTGAGATATATCTTGTATCTGGAGACTTGTGATAGAATGTTAATAACGGATTCCATAATTCAACATCATAGTCATCTTCCATCATTTTAAAATGCCAGAATTCTCTATCTGTAATAAGCATATCTCTAAATGCAGTCTCTTCAAGTTCCTGCATCTTGAATCTTTCCTCATCTACTAAATGTTGATGCCATGCCCATTGTTCAATCATTGAACGATAATCTTTTTTAAAGAATTGTTCAATTTCTGGTAGACTTTTTAAATTATCTGGAGATAATTGTTGTTGTACTTGTTCATTTTCTAGATCTGCACCCATTGCCATTAAAGAAGCCATTAATTTTTGTTCTGCTTCTTTTAGCAATACTTCTTCAACCTGTAATCTTTTCTCTTCTAAAAGTTCATTATATGATAATTCATCAACTGCTCTATATGCAACTTTTGTAGCTCTCTTAGAAAATTCAGCAGTTAAAACATTAATTACATTTGGAATAATTGGATAAAACTTTAATTCTAATGCAGACTCATCTTGTTTAGTTAAAGTTTCTACTAGATCTGCATAGTCATTATCTTCTTCAATAATATAATCTGTTTTATCAATTAGACCTTTTGCTAATTTATAATTCTTAAGTAATCTTCTAGCATTTCTTCTCAATTGTTTTTGTCCTTGTAACTCCAACCAATCTAAGTTCCATGCTGCCCATTCCTGATCTTTCTTATCTCTCGGTAAAAATTGAATTGGCTGAGTTAGAGTACCCATTTTGTTGTACTCTACTTTAGCACCATTTTTCAATTGAAGAGCGTTATATATTTGCATATCTATCTTTATTTTTTACAAGTACAATTATCACAATTACCTTGACAATTAGTAATACCCAAGTTTATAGGAGAACTCAATCCTTCAATTTTTATATCGAGTAATAATAAGGCTTGCTCAAATGTTATTTCTTTTTTATCTAGGAGCTCTTTAATAATTTGAATTTTTATATTTGACATTATCTAAAGTTTTTAAATGGATTACGTTTAACTTTAATATTTGAAAATGCAGATTTCGAGCCTCCTATAAACTTAAAAGGGTTATTATTTAATTTATATAAATTATTTGAATTCTCCAATTCTAATGACCTATCTCTTTCATATTTTCTTGTATATCCTCTATTAGATGTTTGGATTTTAGCAAAAGCTATTAATGCAGCTAAAGAAACCAAACGGTCAACGTTTAATCCATCTTGATATGCTTGCATTTCCTTCATTGCCATAATATCTGGAATTCTCTCAATACCATATGTAGTTTTAACAATTGTACCATCTGTTTTTGTTTGATGGTCAATTTCTTCACTAATATACTGTATTAAATAAGAAAGTAAATGTGATTTAAATAGTGTTCCAGTATTTTTCCAACCATACTCCTGATATACGTTAGCATTTGCATTTAAATCTTTTAGAAATAATATCTGGCTTTTTGGTACTAAATACTTTTGTTTCCTTTTTTCAATCATATATTGAATAAAAAGAGAAACGTTATTTTCAATAATTGTCCAAGCATTATACCACTCGATTATCAACTCTAATTTTTCATGAGTTTTTTTTAAGTCATCAAATCTACCACACCATGCTGCAACAATTTCATCTCTTTCGTAGTATGTTTCTTTACCATTAGGTGTTTCTTTAATCACTTCAATTGGAGCTTTATATACATATATAGAACACAATGATTCTGAAGTAGTTGTCTTTCCTTCAGATACAGGGTCAATAGATGCATAATACATTCCAAATGTTGGATTTTCTGCAGGTCTTTTCCACACCACTAATGCTCCTTCTTTATCATCTTCATTCTTTCTAATAGGAAATGATTTAATCGGAAGCTTATTAGATTTAGTGGCTACTATACCATCTTCTTGTCTAGATAAATCAATAAGTTCATAACCATATTCTTTATCTTCTATTCTTCTAATTTGATTAGTGACAAGATGTGGTGGAAATTTAGATTCTTTTCTTGCAGCAAATGCTTCTGCAATATTTCTAGGTCTCTGTGAAATACGTAGTTGATAGTCTTCAGGATCTAGTTCTTTCTTCCAAATTTCAAATTGATTATCTAATGCATCTAATGCTTCTTGTACAAGTGAGTTACCATACTCATCTATATATGGTGGCATAGACCACTGTTCAGGAATAAATAATCCAGACTTACCTAAAGTACCTTTATCATCAAGTAGATCTGTATCTACTGAATAAATATCATTTGATTCTGGATATAATATTAATTTCTTTAGTGGTTCACATTGATCTAAATCACCAACAGATCCTGCTGCTATAAATGTACCTGTAGTCATAAATCCAGAACTTAATGCTGGTCTAATGAACTCATATGTTACATTCATTTTAGGAGCAATACCGGCCTCTTCATGAAAGAAATATTTACAAGGTCCCCCTACACCATTTGTTGGATTCTTTTCAAAAGATAATCCAATTAATCTTCCTTTTAAACCTCTAGTTTTGTTTTGGTTATTTTCTCTCACTTGAATCTTTTGTTCCCAGTTGAGAGTTTTATCTGGTGTAAATGGTCTATACCATCCGGTGTGAGAATTTAAAAAGTCTCTATATTCATTAAAGAAAGCCCAAGAACCTTTATCATTTATATAATCTTTAAGTTCAGCACCCACTTTTAATGTCACCCCTTCTTCAAACCATATTTGATTTATAAGTTTAGCACAATGAAAATAAGAACTAGCAATCTGACGTTTCTTTAAAATAGCACAATGTTTATTACTTAACTCAGCAAGTAATTCATATAATGCCATATGATATTGTGCATCACGTACTTTAGCAAATCCAAATTTATTTTGTTCCTTATCAAATATTGGTAAGAAATTAAGCCACATGTAATAATCACGAGTAAGATACCAAACCTTATCTCCATTTTTATATATTACACCATTTCTACACTTATTCTTTTGGTCATCCCAATAATTTCTAAAATCCTTACTTTTATATGGTGCTGAACAATAGAATTGTAATTTATTAAATTTACGAGCTTCTTCATTAAATATTAATGAGGTCTCATCAAATTCATATTGACCAGGTTCTTTAAATATAGATTTAATAAAATCTAAAAAACCTTCTTTAGTATAGAAGATTGTAGATTCCCATTCACCATTATTATAAGTGGGTATTTCTAGATAACTATCCATTAATCACTTCAATAATTTCTATAAGTTCATCAATAGACGATCCTTTTAAATACTTTGTATTTTCTTTATCAGAAAAATATCCAATAAAATTATCTCTTTCAAAAGCATACCATGCTTTTTCATATGGATTGTATTGAAACAACCAATCATAGTAAAGTTCTTTTTCCATATTATTCTTGATCGTATGATAGTCCTATACCACCTCTAACGTGGCTTTTTTGTTCATCTTTTAAATCATTATAAACACCTTTGAATGATTGTCTAACTTGATCAAATCTTTCAGCAATTCTTAATAATGCGGATGCAGAACCATCTCTACCAGATGTTGGTTTTTCTGTTGCCATAAAAGTTGCCATATTATCTAAAGCAATTTTAATCCCATTGTATGCTCTTGATGTAGGAGTTTCATATAATTTCTCACACATCTTTACAGCATCAAGAATTAAAGAATCTTCTGTACTAAACTCAGCATTTATTTGCTCTAGAATTATATCTTCTTTTTCAGATTCTGGGAGATTAAAAAAAGGATTTATATCATTATTAGGACATGTCATATAAAATAGATAAGCATAAATTATTAAATACTCATCTGGATATGTCTCCATGACATCCTTTAAAAATTTAATTACAAAACAGTGTTCTGTTGGTTTTACAACACCATTCTCTATATCGAATAGTTTTACAATCATTAAGCGTAGTTTTTAAATATCTCTAGTACATTTTCCACAATTGGATGTCTATGATTTGCTTTTAATCTAATTACAGAAAATCCTTCTATATCTTTCAAGTGTTTGCAAATAAAATCAAAACCTGAATCTTTTTTATTTTTTAAGTCAATTTGAGCAGAGTCACCACAAAGTATCATTCTGCAATTATCTTTACCCACTCTTCCTAATAATAATTCTGTTTGAGAAAAAGTTAAGTTTTGTGCTTCTTCAACAATCACTGTACAGTCGTTAAAAGTGTAGCCTCTAGTATAACCAACAGGAATGATAATAATATTACCAGCAGTAATCTCTTTATCAATCTTGTCTTTGTTATAAAGTTTATACATATTTTGATGTGTTGGTTGAGTAAATAGAGCCATCTTTTCATCTGCAGAACCTTTTAAATAACCAATATCTTCATGTGCAGTAACAGCAGGTCTAATTATAATTATCTTCTTTTCATATAAGAATAATTGATCTAATGCTATTTGAGCAGCTAATAATGATTTACCAGAACCGGCAGCACCATATATAGCACTAATTACATTATCAAGGATTTCTGCTTTTGCCTTTTTTTGCTCTTCGTTTAATTGCAATAAATACTTTATATCATTTTTACGTTCTCTCATATCTATATTAAAAAATCACGGTTATCATTAAGATGTTTAATTAATGTAATTACTTCATCCTTCATATATGGGATATCATATACCACCACTTCTTTTACAATAGGATTATTATTTTCATCGAGTTTATTAATTGGATTTCCAAAGCCATCTGTTCCAGAATCTTGAAAAATCACATGATGTAAACTCATTTTTCCTGGTTTTAATTTAGGATTGTGCTTAAGTATAATATACATATAAAAACTCAATTGTAGGCTATAATGGTTTAAATTACAGTCATCCAGATGAGCAACAGGTGATAACATCTTCTTAGAAATACCTTCCCAATTCTTATATCCTTCTGTTTTAATTTCTTTATTTGTTTTGTAGTCAATTATATTGACCACACCATTTATAATATCAACTCTATCAGATTGTCCACATAATCCTGCAGATTTTAAATAAACAAAATGTTCAGGATATATACCATTCTCAAGTTTTTGTTCAGGAGCATATTTAATTCCTTCTTCATCAATAATTGGGGTAATAATTTTTAGAGGTTCACCACCTTGCGTTAAAGTTTCAAGACTTAATAAATCAGATTCTCTTTCATTATGATACCATGTACCTAATGTAAGTGCTCTATCTGTTTCTTTGGACCAAGCTTTCTGTATATCTTCTGGTGTCATTCCATACCATTTAGATTTTTTATTTTTTGAAGCTTTTTGTGAAACAGAAATTGGATCAAATTTTTCTTTAAATTTTGATACAAATGATGTAACACTAATCCATTTTATATTATCTTCAGAATTAACACTCTTATATGAGTGGTCTTCTGCTCTAAAAAATACTGACATATTAATAACCCATTTTTTTATTTTGTCTAATAACTGCACTTTTAACTTCATCCATTGAATTATTGACTAAGTAATCTCTACCACTATATCTATCAAAGATTATACACTTAGATTTTACCACTTGATTTCTATCATTTATATGAGAGGATATTGCTGAAATTGCATCAGTTCTGCAAGTATAATTTAAGTATAGAGTTTTTCCCTTTATTTCATACTCTACAGGAATAATCATCTTTTCACCATTTTCATCTACTGCAATTGTATTTTTTGTTTTCTTTTTTACAGTGACATGAACTATTGTAAAAGATATATAATCATTCTCTATATAAATTTTAGTTTTCTTCATTCAAATTCTGGATAAGTATCAATAATACTACATGCTAATTCAGCATCACAATCTAATTCTGAATTAAGCATTTGTTTTAATGTTTCATAATTATCTGATTCAATCTGTTTTCTTTTATGATATTCTTCTAAAAATAATCTACTCATACGTTTTTTTACTTCAAGTTTTGTTTCTTGAGCTATTGTATATGGATTATAATTATTATAGAATATACCTGTACTAGTTGTTGTAACATAAGAATTTCCACTAATAGTAGTGGTATAATTATTTATATCAATTAAACTAATAGTACCAGTACCTAATCTATCGGAAGTTAAACATTCTAAATCAAGATCTTTATAATCCACTCTTTTGCGACTATAAAATTCTTTAATTCTTAATTCTCGCTTTCTTCTGTTATTGCGTTCCATTTTCCTAAATCACAATATGATGTTAAACTACGTTGTTTAAGATGTAAAGAACATCCACATTCTCCACAACAAGGTTTTGTACCAGGTACTAAACAAGATAATCCTTGTGTATCATACTTTTCACATCCTTTACAAATCTCATTTCTAATAGATGCAATAGACTCAACATATTCATCTTTAATAATTGCATTTTTGAAACCTTCAAGAATCTTTTCTTTATTGTTCCAAATCTTTTTTAGATCTTCTGTAGTCATTTCTCTGTTGTTTTTTATTTAGTTTTTTTGAATATTCATCTGCAAGTTCTTTCTGCAGTTTTATCATTTTCTCAAGTTGAAGTTTTGAATCTTGTTTTTTAATTCTTTGATTAAATGTTTGACCTGGATTTCTTTCTATCAATCCAGTATATTCTAAAATTTTTTTAGTGAGGATCCAGTGCTTGATGTTAAACTCACCTAATTGTTCAATATATATTGATGGATAATTTATATTTCTAAGATTTGTAGCTACATCATCCCAAAAAAAATTAACTATATCAGATATTATTTCAGGATTTTCAAATTGTTCTGAATATTCTGCTAGTACATTTTTATATTTTTTTGGAATCATAATTTAAAGTCTCTACACAACAACTTATAATCTAACATTATATTATCCGCATTTGTTACTATACCTAATTCCGGATTTATCTTAATTCTTTTTTTAGTGTTGCCGGATTTAACAATTAAGTTTTGTTTTTCTGCTTTAGATACAAAATTTCTAACACTCTGTGCAGATTTAAACATGCGGGAATCCGAACTAGCATCTATACAGAATGAACTAAGTTCGGTTTCCCCCTGTTTAACCAATTGAACTAAAGCATTGGTATCAGCCTCACTAATATTGATTTTATTAAGTTCACAATGAAGCATTAATTGGAGTTTTACAATAGTCCAAGAATCTACTTGTGCCTTTTTATCAATAAGTGTGAGTTTAGCCATTATTCCTCTCTTTTAAGTTTTCTAACTGGAGATTCTTCTTTTTCTGTTTCTTCTTCTTGTGAAGGTGACATGATTTGAGCAAACTGAAGTTGAGCAATTAATCTACGTGTTTTAGATTCTTGAATCTTTGTAATTAATTCTTCATATTCAGATTGAAGTTTTAAGAATGGAATATTCAGTTCATAGTATTCCATTAATTTTTGACGATTGCTTTCAATTTCTTCTTGAGACAATCTTGGTTCTTTTTCAAGAGTTTCTTCCATTTGTATAATTTTTAAAAGTTAAACATTACAAATTTAAAAAAAGTTTTGAAATAAAAAAAGTGCTAGTATTATACCAGCACTTTCTATAAAATATATACAATCAGATTAAGAAAAATATAATTGAGCTTCTTCTTCTCTTCTTCTTACTAATCCTTTTAGTGTTTTTCCTCCAGCCTTAACCCATTTCATAAATTCATCTTTTATTGATGGATCATTTGGATTCTTATTTACTTTCTTTAGTAGAGTACTATTTTTTAAATTAGTGGGGCCAAGGTTATAACAAAAAGAAACTAATGCATCAAATTGATTTTGATTAATAGTATCAATACAATAACTATCAACGTATTGCTCAAATTTTTCTAATTGTCTTTTTAATATAACCTCTGCTATTGTTTCTGAAACAGGTGAATCCGTTAATTTTACTTTTCTTCCATCTGGATAAAAAGTTGTTCCGAATCCAATTGTAGCCACATTAGCCGGGCAGAGATATGGTTCTGATTTAAATCCTTCATACTTTTTGATTAGATCAATACCTTTTTTGCTTGTTTTAGTAATTTTATTCGACATAACCTTCAATGATATTTGGTAAAAGTGGATTAAGAGCATCCCAATTTATAGTTCTCCACATATTGGGTAATGGTATTCCAACTCTATTTTGATATGAATTATCTGCTTTAATTGTTGTAGCCCCGCTACTATCTATATCAAAAGTAGTAGCATAATTAATATTTAAATTACTAGCAGAACCTGTAAATCTAAATATAGCTGGAATACCTGCTTCAAAAGGTCTAGTATTTATTGTTCCTACATCTCTATTTAATCTCCAAGTATTTGGAGATAGATTAGCATCAATTTTAGTAAAAGAACTTTGTAGAGTAACATCACTACCTGTAAATAAAACACTTGGAGTTCTTTTTGAAACTCCACCAGCTGTTGGACTTTGACTAATATAATGTCTAGTAGTTAAAGCTGGAGATGTAGTAGTTGTTAAAGTAGTACTTGAAGCTGATGTACTAGGTAAATTAATTACAGAAGATATATTACCTCTAAGAATTGCTCTACGATTAGATAATCCAAGCATAGTAATACTATTATTTACTGTATAAACTGCAGTAAGATCATTTGATAATATAACAGAACTTATTCTACCTGCAATATTATCTTCATTATTAGTATGAATAAAATTATTAACTGTAAAACCTTTATCTCCTGTTAAAGTAGCACCATAAGTATTAGCTGTAGGAGTTATTCCTCCTGTTAAAGTTCCAGCAGGTCTAAATTCAATTTCATTTAATTTTAATGTAGTTGTATTAATTGATATACCAGGATTATTACCAGTACCTGTTGCTATTACTAATTTTGATGCTGTATTAAATGTTGAATTTCCAATAAAATTAAATAATCTAGTAGATATTGTATTTAAACAATAAATTTGATCACAATCAATAGCACCTGCTGTATGTGTAATATTAATAGTATTTACACTACCTTTATATAACGTTAATCTACTAGTAAGTAAATCAGTAATATTATTACTTATATCTAATGTAGATCCACCAGTTTTATTTATTTCAATATTTACATCTATAAAACATACTCTTGCCCAAAATGTTTTATATTCATTTTCAGTATAAGGTCTTAATGTTAAAGTACTATTTGATGTTCCAACAAATTTAATTGTACCTCCACCTCTTAAAACTCCAATTCCACCATTAATATTAGTTGACATAGGTCCAACACCAGATAGTATTAAATTTTTATTTATTTCAATAATTGAATTTTCAGAAATAGATAAAAATCCTGAACTATTAGTATTTGCATTAGTTATATTATTAACTTTAAAAGAAGAAATTGTATTTGATATAACTATATAATTAAGTTCACTAACAATAAAACTTAAAGCTTCAAAAATTAATTCTTTTGTATCTGTAAGAGTATTAAATGCAAAACCTCCAATTGTAAAATTAAGAAATCCTGGAGCATTATATCTAGCCGGAGAACTAAGTTTTGCAGCACTATCATAATTTGAATTTAATGTTACAAAAGTTGGAACTCCAGCTCCTTGTGACCAAATTCTAATTCCTGTTGACCCAATATTTGATACAACAAATGCTGGATTTGAAGCAGTTGTTTTATTAAAATCAATTTGAACAACAGATAATGGATCAACTGGACCATTTGCTGCAACACTAATTGTTAAATAAGCAGCAGTAGTACTTGCCCCAGATACAGAACTTACTTTAATAAAACAAACACTTGAACCTGCAAATTCAATAATTGATTTTGCTCCACCATCTACAGAAATATTTGCATTTATAGTGCTACCTAAATTTTGAGAAGTAGTATTATGATAACCTAAGTTTAAATTACCTTGTATACTTAATTTACCAGTATTATTTGTATTAAGTCGCAATGCACCAACACCTCCAGTACTACCAAGTACCATTGTACCATTATTTAATTGTAATGTTCCAGTAATTGCTAAAGTAATTCCTGCTGATATATTTAAATAAGCTTTTGTAAATGTTCCAACTGCTGTACTAGTATTTTTAGCACCAAATGATAAATTAGCAATAGTTAAATTACTAGTTACAGTTAATGGTAATGAATTAGCAGTAATAGTACCAACACCTCCACTATTTGAATCAATTACAAATTCATTATTTATATCTGTATATGAGGGGGATAATGTTCCTGTTGTAGTTGCAGGAGGAGCAAAACCACTTATTTCTGCAGCCCATAAACTTGTTGAATTTAAATTTACAGTTGTAGTTGAACTTGCAGATCCCGTTCTTAAATAATATACTGGCATATTTTTTTTTATTTTTTAAAATCTATAATTTCATACATATTATATATAATATATTAGTATAATAAAGATTATTCAATATATCCTTCAATAATATTTGGTAATAATTGATTTAGTGAATCCCAATTAAGTGTTCTCCATAGATTAGGATTAGGAATTCCCACTCTATTTTGATAAGAATTATCTGCTTTAATTGTACCAACACTTCCTAAACTATCTATATCAAAAGTATTTACAAAATTAATATTTCTAGCAGTATCACCTCCACTAGCAGTATGAATAAATTTTGCACTTAATCCTATTTGTACTCCTCTTGGACTTAAAGAAAAAGTTCTAGATAAAGTAAAACTTGTACCAGTACCTGGACTTACTACTGGAAATGAAGTAAGAAGAGAAGGGTCAGTACCATTCATTGCAACAACAGGTCTTCTTAATATTCCAACATTTAATGAAGATTGACTCATTATATAATTAAATCCTACTGGAGGTGTAGGTACTGTAATAGATGTAGTATTTAAAGTAAAAGGAGTTGATATAGAACCAGTAGTTGATATTGGAGTATCTGATCTTAAAACACATCTTTGACTTGATGTTCCTGTAATGGTTAATTGTCCTGTTACAGTATAAGTAACTCCTGATTTTAATGTAACTGTACTATTAGGAACTATCTGTATATAATCTTTAGTTGTAAAACCTTCTGTACCACTAAATGTTGTACTATTACTTATTGTTAATATATTTGTTATAGTTATAGCCATTGTTAATTTATATTAATTGTTTGAGCTACTGCTGCTGTTGTTAAATTCCAAAATTGACTATTACTTGCATTTAATATAGTTAATGGAGTTCCTACTAATGTTAATGTTGTACTATTAGTTGCAAAATTTGCAGTTGAATTTAAATTCAATGTTCTTCCTGCTGCACCCCAAGTAAAAGTTGGACTCAATATAGAAACTGTCGCAGGTAATGTTTTACTTATAGTTAAATTATTTCTTATTGTTGTATTATATCCAGCAGTACCAATATTGGCTGCAATAGCTCCATTCATTACAATAGTTGATGTTCCATCAATAAATGGTGTACTGCTTCCAAGCAGAATACTTCCTCCAACAAAAATATTGAACAATCCATTTATTGTATATCCATTTGCATTTGATATCATGTTATTTGTCACATTGACATTCGATAGTATTGTTGCACTTACACCGCCAGCAGCGGCAACAAAACTCAAACTTGAAAATGATATAGAACCAACATTATCTAAAACATTTCCAGCAGACCCTAATTCCAATGCTGCCGTTGATGTAAATGTTCCTTGAATCCATCTAAACACAACTCCATTTAATCGCAATGCCGCATTATGTGTTATTGCTCCAGAAGGAGTGTCTATTTCTATTCTTGTGGTTCCACCGATACCCGTAACAATTCCAGATAAGTTTCCTGTATTATTTAATTTTATAACTATATCTTGTATCCTTAACCCTGTGCTAAATAAAACGCTGCCTCCAACTGTTAATGTTCTTGTTGTTGTTTGGCCTCTTAAAAGGTCTGCGGTTGATTGTCTGCTAATACTACCAAGTATAGTCCAATTATCAGCTAAAAAAGTTGTCCAATTTATTCCTGTGTGACCTATTACAATACCCCCTGGAAATGTTTTATTATTAGATGTTAATACACCATTGTTACCTGTGCAAACTAAATTAGCTGTTCCAGCATTATTGAAACTCATTCCTGTTCCAAAAGTAATGTTACCTGCTACAGTTAAATTGTTTGTAAAGTTAGCTTCTCCTGTATATCCAACAAATGTTATAGAAGCACAAGTTGCTCCTGATGTTATAGTTACATTTTTATTAGGAAGTACTCCTGTAACTCCATCAAATATAGCAGGTTGAGCTGCCGTTGGTGCTGATAAAGTATCCCAGTTTAATCCTGTACTCCAATTATTATTTGCTCCTGCTCCTGTCCAAGTTGGCATTATAATATAGTTTTAATTTCGTTAATAGATAATGATGGAATAATAGTAGCAATTCTATCTTCAGCTTCTTTTTGAGCTAAAATAGATTGAGCATTATTTACAATAGTTTGTTCAACTTCCTCTTGTGATTGAGGCATAAAGTGAGCAACATCATTAGAAATAATTTCACCATCAAAGTTATATTCAACTGTAGTAAATAATATTTCTTTTGACTGTCTTGTAGAAATAATTTTGTATGTCATAGCTTATTACTTTCTTTACAAATATACTTAAAATTAATTTACAAATGTGTATGCAAAAGTACCTGGAGGTGAGCCTATATTCCAGTTAAGAGTTTCTGCTCCAACAGGAGTTGTGCTAATTAAACCTCCAAATGTCCATACAGTTTGCCCTTGTGAAGAATCTATCCTTGTTCCATTGACATATATCAATGATTGAGATGCTCCTTGGTCTAATGTCCATATAGCCCTTGTTGATGCCCCTGATGAAATTATTGTAGTGCCAACTGTCGTGCTTACACCTCCTGTAATAAATGCTTGTAGTCTTGTTCTATATGTAACAGCTTGCTGTAATGTTATAATAAATGTACCTGCTGCTGTAGAAACTAAGTTTGCACAATCCCATCCAGCAGTTCCAGTAAATGTTGCAGAACCATTACAAAGTAAATTTCCATTTATATTTAATGTTGAACTAAGCGTAAGTGTAATACCTGAATTTATTGTAAAATTATTCCAAGCACTGCTGCCAGTCATCCCACTTGTATTAAATGTAGAATTACCTGTTATTGTTATTGTTCTTCCTGTGTTGTTTACAATGCCAGATGTGTATGTAAAGGTAGTTGGGGTAGCATAACCATAGTTGAAATTTTGAGTAACTGTTACAGTAGCTCCTCCACTTTTTGCAATTACAACATTACCATACAAATTTGTACAGGTAAAATTAGCAGGAGATGAACCTTCTAATCTTATGTTAGGAACAAGAACTCTTATTCCATCATTATTCACTAAAAAATCTCTATATACATAAAGTGTCCGAGTGCCTCCTGATTGAGTTAATCCACTTGAATTTTGACACTCAAAATCATTTACATATAAATCGCTTTTTAAGTTTAATAGACCATTAGTACTATAACCAGGGCTAAAACGATTAATAAATTTAGTAGGACTGCTTTGACCTTGAAAATCAACAGAACCACCAACTCCTCCTACTGAATTTAAAATCCTTGCTTTTGAACCATCAAAAGTACCTGTATTTGTTGAAAGGTATCTTAATTCTGAAGTGCTTGCAAATAAACTAATTTGGTGTAAATAAACTGGGTTTGAACCTGCATCTATTTCAACTACACCATTTGTTCCTAAAAACCCTATCCCAAAACCATATATTGTAACAGGAGAACCAACACTTCCAACAGTCATTGATGTTTGAACTGTATATTGGCCAGTTCCTGCTGTTGGAAAAGTTGTACAGTTTGTTATTTGGGTGTATAATGTAGATGTTGATGATGGAACATGAACAATAGAAAAATATCCAAGTGTCCCTTGAATAACTGATGTAATAAACAGTGTTGTTCCTACAATATAACCAGTTCCTATAAACCCTGTAGCACTACTTTGATATATAAATCTTCCACCTCCAGAAATATTTAATTGATACCAATTTGCTATTGAAGATGTTGCTAAAGATTCTTTAACTATAACATTAAACCCTCCTGCAAAAGCAGGGGCACTTGTACCTTGATTAATTGCTTTATTAATTGTAAGTGTTGAGCCAAGAGTTATAGTTGGCCCATTATTACAAGCAACCCAGTCAATAGCATTAGAGTTTCCAAGATTAATTGTATGAGCTGTACCTGCTTGAAATACGAAGCCAGTTCCTAATTTATTAGAGTTAGATATAGCAGGTAATACAAGAGTTCCAGCAGAAAAATTAAGTGTAGTATTGCCATCAAAAGTTATTGATGTAAGTAGGGAACTTACAGCTAATGGTGTTAATGTTGCTCCTGTATCAAGTACTACATTACCTGCAATTCTAAAGCTGTCAAAGCTACAAGTACCCATAAAGCGTAATGTAGTATTTGTACCCATTATGGTAGTACCAAGGTTAAAAGTATGAGATGTATAGTTTGTTATCCTTAATTCAGTTCCTGCTGTGCTTGAAGAAAATGTAACATTTGAAAAATTTGTTCCTGTTTTAGAGAAATTTGTGACAACAGTAGTTCTTATCAATGTTATTGTAATAGATGCTCCAGGATTTGCTCTAAGATTTGGTATAGTAACACCAGTAGCAATATCTAATGTAGATGTTCCAATAATTACAAGATTTGATGGTCCTGTAATAATACCAACAGCAGTTACTGTGCCTCCTAATACATTTAAGACAGCAGAAAGTATTAAATTATTCCCTGTGATTATATTAAGGGTTCTACCTGCTGCTCCCCAATTTAAAGGATTTAGAATAGTAACTGTTGCAGCTCCGCTTTTATTAATGTTTAGATTGTTTAAAATGGAACTTATGTTAATAGATGCATTTGTAGAGCCTTCCATTTGTACTGTTGCAGTACCACCTAATCCATTACCTGCTCCTGAAATGTTTCCGTAAATAAATACTGTTCTTCCTACTCCATTAAAATTTCCAGGACCAGCACTAAACGTCAAATTAGTGGTAATATATATATCTGAGTTTAGATTTACAGATTGACCTCCGAGATTAACATTCCAATCAAATGCAAAAAAAGCTCTACTAATATTCCCCCAATTATTAAATACAGAAGTATTGGCTCCACAGGCTAATGTAGCTGTTGAATTAAATGTACCATTTATATATGTAAAAACTATCCCGTTAAGTGAGAATGTTCCATTATGAGATATTGTACCTGCTGTATCAATTTCAATAGAACCACCACCTCCAGATCCTGCACCTCCTGATAAATTTCCAGTGCCAGTCATTCTTATAGTTATGTTATTAATAGTCAAACCACCAGTAAAACTTCCCTGTACACTTATGGTTCTAACTCCACCACTTCCTGTAATTGTATATGCATTTCCTCCTGTTCTTGATAGAGAGCCTACAATAGTCCAATTGTCTGCAATAGTACCAGTAAGACCAAAAGTAGATGGAGTAAATTGTAGCCCTCCACTTAATTGAACGCCAGCAGAAGTTAAAGTGCTTGTTCCAGTTATTATAAGATTAGCCGTTCCAGTGGTAGTCATACCACTCCCTAATGTAACATTTGCAGCTACAGTTAAGTTATTAGTAAAATTTATTTGACCTGCATATCCTGTACAGTTTAATGACCTACATTGTGCAGATGGTGTTATGATACAATTCTTATTAGCATTAGGATATAATCCAGTATTACCATCAAATATAGCATCTGAAGTTGCTGTTGGAACACCAGTATCCCAATTAGCTGCTGTACTATAATTATTATCTACTCCTGCTCCTGTCCAAATAGGCATTACTTAATAGTTTTATTCTTAATTAACAAATGTTATCCCCTGTGTTTCAGGTTTTGTTCCTGGATTCCAATTTAGTGTTGAAGGATCAATACCATTTGTTGTTCCTTGAAAACTCCATATTGTTTGACCTAATGAACTATTTATTGCTGTTGCATTTACATATACCATAGATTGAGTATTGCCATTAAAAGTCCAAATAGCCAAGTCATAAGGTATTGTTAAATCACTTGACCTCATAAGTATTCTTGAAGCATTAGCTCCTAACATATTCACAGATGTAGTTGTGGTATATGTAATTAGGCTTTGTAGTGTTATAGTAGTTCCTTGTGTTGAACAGATTAAGTTATCACAAGTCCATCCTGCTGAACCAGTAAACACAATTGAAGTTCCTAATATTGTAAGTGTAGTTGCCCTCAATGGTGAATTAATTTGCAGTATGCCAGCAGATAAAATTAGTGAGTTAATTGTAGATAGTGTTGATAATGAACCTGACTCAGAATACACCAAAGTTGAGCTTGTTGTATTATATTGAATCCTTATAACAGAGGTAGGTGAATAGGTAATTGCTCCTGATGTATGAGTCCATGTGTATGTTGTAGCAGAAGGAATAAATAGTCTAAATTCAGTTGATGTAAAATTTACAGAACCAGCTCCTGTTTTATTAAATGAAAGATTTATTATTCGTAAATTACTTGTTGTAGTTACCGCTGATACAGTACTTGCTGTTGTTCCAGAAAACTCTAATCTATCTATTATAGTAGTTGCTGAACTTGTAGATGTTAAATTCCCCTCTAATAATAATTTTGAAGCACCTGAGGTTATTGTAATAGCTACTGTTTGTATTTGTATAAAAGATTTTATTACTGTATCAGTAGATAATACAAGTGTTCCTCCTATATATGCAAAAAAGTCAGAATTATTAGATGAATTAAAACCAGAAACAGTTGTTGTTGTATTATTAAAAGTATGAGCAGCATTAGCATTAAACTGCCCACCTATTTCTACTGTTAAAAAACTTGCACCACTAAGAGCAGAACTACCTGATGATGTATAAAAACTTCCACTAATAAAAGAAACTCTTGCATTAGATGATGCGGAATTTGAACTAAATGTTTTTGGAGAAACAAGTGTTCCTCCATATCCTTTAATTGTAACATGGTCTGTGACATTTGTTGTCATAGCTCCCAAAACTATATTGCCACCAATTTTTAAATCACATGGAACTCCAACTGCTGATTTTATTGTATGACTGGTAGTTTGTTGCAATATATTTCCCCCAAAATCAGCGTTTCCATTTATTGTTAAAGTTGTTGCACTTGCACCAAGTGTCACATTTGTAGGAAGTATTTTTCCATTAGCCGTAAATGTACAAGTAGCATTAAATGTTATACTATATGAAGTAGGTGTAGCATTGGTTGCATATGTACTATTTATACCTAAAGTAAGACCTCCAGTTCCTATAACTAAATTGTTTCCAAAGGTAAAAGTGCCATTAAATGGAGATACTCCAGTGTTGCTATATCCTGATGTAAATGTTACAGATAAAGCTGTAAATCCAACATTTAATGTGCAATTCTTTTTTCCATTAGCAGCAACACCATCAAAAATAATGTCATCTCCTGTAACAGGAATAGTTCCACCACTCCAATTAGCCGCAGTATTCCATAGTTCATTAGCGCCAGCTCCTGTCCATGTTTTAGTTGCCATTACTCAATAGGCTTTTCCTCGTTAATAGGAAGTGATGGTATTAGGTTAGCAATCTCTTGCTCTGCTTGTAGCCTTGCCATTTCAGAAGCTGCTCTGTTGATGATGTTCTGCTCAATCTCCTCTTGAGATTTAGGCATGAAATGAGGCACTTCTGTGGTAACAATAGTACCATCTAAGTTATACTCTACTGTAGTAATAAGAGTAATATCTGCCTGTCTTGAAGAAAGTATTTTATACGTCATGTTTTATTGATTGTCAATGTTAAGTTCACCCAACTAACTGTAAGCACACCTGATATAGTGAATCCTATGTAATCTCCTGCTGTAACTGCTACAGATATTGCACTTGGATTTTGTTGTTTATTTACGCCCAATAAAGCAGGTTGTGTAACAAATATATTATCTGTTGGTGATGTAGGTGGATAGTTAATATAGGTATCTTTAAACACAGTTACAGTACAATTTCCTGCCACATTAGCAACCAATGTCCATCCTGTTATTGTACCTGCATATGGCACTTGCACATAAGCAGTTTTACCATTGCTGATTGTTCCTCCTTGACCATCAAATGTAACACCGCAAGAGCCTGTTTTTAGATTGGCTTTTAATGTAGATGCTACAGATTGACTTGGAGATGATGCAGGACCTGCTGTTACATCACCAGTTAATTCACCTATTGAATTACCACCACCTGTAGGGTCTGGTTTCCATCCTCTTGTTCCTGATCCATTAGTACCATATACATAGTTAGCTAATGGAGTTGTTAAATCTCCATCAAGTTCAACATTATTAGATACAATTTTAACTGACTTTGTATCTGTAAGAGCATCTTGCTTACCACTAAAAAGTAAATGGTCAGAAGCTGTTAAATATCCATCTACAGAAGATGTTGCAGGTGGTATAGAAACAATGTTTCCTGCTACCGCTAACGGAGGGCTAAATGTATAATTGCCTCCACCTATCTGAGCAAATGTAATATTTGTTGTTCCTATAATTATAGGTATAGCAGCAGGATTACAATGCCATTGTGTATTAGCAAGCGTAGTTCCATTCTTAACACCTAATGTAGCCTCAGATAATAACGCAGATGTGTTAGCATCGGCTGACCTTGTAAGTATAAAAGGAAGAGAGCCACTACCTACCTGTGTTACTACATAGATACCGTTGTTGGGAGTAAGAGTAGAAGTTTCATTCTTTACTAATAACCTTTGGTTTGCAGTAAGAGTAACATTATCAGTTGTAGCAGAAGGTATAGCACCATTAACATTTCCTGTAAGTATTTGACCTGAACCTGTTACAGTATATGCAGGAAGAACAGCAACAGTACCTGCATCAGCAGCTTGCTTCCAATCTAAACCATTTATGAGTGTATCAACGTAGTCCTTTGTGGCAGCTTGTAATGGAAGTGTAGGGTTGGTGTTTAGGATAAGATTCCCTGACATCGTATCACCTGCCCTGTCTACCTTATCAGCTAACCCTGTGTCTATATAATCCTTTACAGCCTTTTGGGAAGGAACAACCAAGTCACTATCTAATGCTAAGTTAGGGTCTGTATCTATCGGTGTACCTCTTGTGAATCCCTGTGCCATGTTATCTGCTTATTTCCTCCCAGTCCATTGATGCAAGAACATTTCCTCCACCACCTCCAGTGTTAGAAGCAACTACAACAGTAAGTTCAAATGGAACTCCTGTTAATCCATTTCTTTCAAGCTGTGTTTTAAAGAGTGCTTCTTTGAGGATATCAACCTGAGTTGAACCTTGGTTTGATACACTAAAAAATCCACTTGCAAGTATTCTACCTCCTGTAAAACTTGTTCCAGTAATATTGTATTCTACAGAAGAACCTGTTCCTGCACTCACCCAAGTACCTCCTGTAGTAGCTCCAGTTGCTATTACTTGCCAGTTATAATCTGCTGAAGATGTTGCTATTATAGAAATTGCTGTACATATAATTATAGCATCTAATCTATCAGGAGATGTTTTAAGACGCAAACTTACTACAGGATAAAATGTTCCTGCTACTGGTAGGTTTTTTGGAGTAGTTACAGGAGTACCAACTGCTTGTTGAAGACCAGTAAGCTGATAACCTCCTTCAGACAATACAGTAGAACATATTTGTTTTAATGTACTTGCACTACTTGTAACACCTGTATTTGTTATTTCATACCTTAAAGGAAGAGATGCTGTAGTTATGTATGTAGAAGCAATTAAATTAGCATGGTGAAACTTATGGCAAACATAGAAGTTACCATCTATAACAAACCCCATTCTAACGGTTCCAAGACCTAACCACTCAATATCCATAAACAATATTTGAGCTTTTGTAATATCAAGTGTAATACCACTAACACCTGTTCCATCCATTTTATCAACATTCCATGCTGATTGATTTACTTCAGTTTCACTAACAAAACCAGTAACTAAACTTCTCTCAACAAAGCTAAGAGTAGAGTTATTTAGTTGAACATATAAACCATTTTGAGCTCCATAATATCCAACCCTTTGTCTAAGACCTGTTTTAGCAGGACTCATTACAAATGTGCTTAGTACCAATAAACTCTTTCCTGGTTGATACGAGAACACCTTAGTGGTTTCTCTAACCACCTCCGAGCCTGATGCAGTAGTTACAGTCAAGTCAATAAGACCTTGAGATGCATTAAATGTGGCACTCCCTAATGTTGCACCTCCTGTTACAGTCCCTGTTGACCAAAGTCCGTTGTCAGCAAATCTATGACTTGAATCAAACAATGTGAATGGACTACTAACCCTTAGCCTACCAAACGCATCTATGTTAGGAGAGTTCTTAAATGAAATCTCACTACTGATTATATTGTATGATGAGTATCCTTGTGCCATGTTATGTTATTTCTGATCCGTATAATGAGAAGCTAAGATTTGTGTTTGATGCATAAACCCTTACTCTATCATTAAAACCTAATGTAATACCTATCGTTGCTATGAACGTATCATTAGCACCAATCGGTAAATCATAGTAAATATAGTCTTTTGCTGTTGTTGCTGCATTATTTACTGCAATACTAATCCTAAACGTAGCTACAGATGTTCCTCTATTAGCTATGATTATAGAACTTCCTATTGCTGATGTAGCAGAAGGTACTGCGTATAATTCTGTTTCTGTTGATGATGCTGTTGGAATTTTTTGTCCTAATACTTTGTAAACTGTTGCCATATTTTATCCTCCCATTAATAAGAATGGTGATATAGAATCACCTGTTGTTGTTGAAGCATTTATAAATTCTACTTCACCATTAACATTTGCTAATGCTAATACTTGACCTACTGTTGCTATACTAGCATTTACATTAGGAGTTCTAATTTGTAAAAATGCTGCTGCAGGTTCAATTTTATAAGCACCAAAACCAATAGTACCTCCAGGATAAGTGATAAATGATTGCATTCTTACTAACTCTGAACCAGATGTGCTATCTCCATCAGTACTAACAGATGCTCTATAAGCATTACTGTTAACTTCAGCTGTTATACTTGTAAATTGACTATCTATAATTACACTATTAACAACACCCGGAAATGTAGTATTTTGAATCCAACTTTTACCTAATGAATTAACTCTAAATAATCTTAGATTTGTAAAAAATAAATCATAAGTATATCCAGCACCATTAATTGTAGTATGTTTAGTTAATGGACCTCCTAATTGAAAGTTATTTGCAGGATTTTCAGTAATACCATTATCTGCTGTATAAGTTCCACCACTTCCTCCTGTAGCATCAAATGTAATATTACCAAGACCATCATCAGTGATAGTCATACTAGTACCTTGTACAAGATTTAATACTGATTGGTTAGGATTATTAGTATTATTTGTTTTAAGTGTTATTCCAGATCCACCAGAACCTAATTGGGTCCATGCTGCTGCACCTTGAGCATTATCAGTACATATCCAAAGAGTTTGTGTATTTCTTGCATATCTTAATGATCCTGGTCTATATCCCCAAGTTATATCAGCATTTGATCCAGGGTTACTGTCACCAAATGCTATATAATCACCTAATACATCAAGTCTATCCCATACGGTTCCATTAGGACCCACTTCTTTACATATATATCCAACAGCTGAACTATTATCAATCCAGATCTCACTTGGTATTCCAGGATCTGTTGGATATGGTCTTCTATCTCTTTCAGTTACTTTTAATATAGCACCTACGGATATAGTTTGCCCTTGAACACTTCCTCCAGGGATGTGAGTTTGAGCATTATATATCCCAGGTATTATTATCATGATCTAGTTCCAGATAGTGATACGTATAAGTAAGTAGCTTGCATAGATACTGTAGTAGATAATGTAAAAGTTATTGTTTGACCAGCTGTAAATGTTTTAGGACCACCAGTTATAGCTGCTGTTGTAGTGTTATTTAATGTTGCAGTAAAATTAGTGCCACCACCACCACTAACAGTTAAAGTAGCAACACCAACACCACCACCATTGACATCACTTGTAACCGTAAGTGAATCATACACAACACCACCTGTATAAGGTAATGTTACACTAAATACAGTTTTAGTAGTTGGTAATGTAATAGGAGCACCGTAACCATCAACAGTAAATGCAATCACTGTTTTAGCAACACCTGCAGGACCTACAAGATTTGTTGGTGAACCCCATGATCCTAAAGCTGATTTAGGTCCATAAATTTGATTAGTGTCTGTTTTAATATAAAAATCTCCTTCAGCACCTGTTCCACTAGTTGGAACTGCTGTTCCATTTAACACTGTTTTACCACTAGGACCTGCTGCTCCAGCAGCTCCAGCTGGAATACCAAATGCAAATACTCTAGCTGTATCTGGACCTGATGCTGTAACAGTGGGAGTACTACCTGATGGTAATGCAGATGCTGTTGGTGTTCCAAATCCTGCAGCAGTACCGTTATTACCTTGATCTCCTGGTTGAGCAAGTAATGATGGTGATGACCATCCGGTATTAGGAATTGAAGCTACTGTACCAGTAGCATTAGCCACTGCTTGAATTTCCCAAATATATTTACTTGTAGCAGGACTAGTGGGAATTGAATTTGACCAACCACTAGGTTGACTACTTACTGCACCTGTTGCAAAAGTGTATGATGTAATACCTGATGTAGCAACAGATGGTGTTCCATTTGTAACAGTTCTTATATATAATTTTACAATAGTATTTGTGTCACCTTTAGGACCAGCACCACCTGTAGGTCCAGGAACAGTTGAAGCAGCACCTGCTGCACCTTTTAAACTAAATAATTGAGATGCCCATGTAGTTGCTCCAGTCTTTTTATAAACAATTCCATCATCTGATTTAAGATAATAATCATCAATAACTCCTAACCCACCAGTTGGAACTCCTACACCAGAATACCATGCAGCACCATTAGCTCCATTTGATCCGGTAGCACCTTTAGTGTTAAATAATGCTGTACCCCATCCTGCACCAGTTTTCTTATAAATATCTCCTGTATTTACACCGCTAGTTATTAAATGAAAATCATTAACATTTCCAGTACCAGATGAAGGTACTGTAGCTCCACCAGTCCAAGTGGCTCCAGCAGTTCCAGCTGGTCCTTGAAGACCTAATTGTGCCCAAAATGTATTAGCTACTGCTGGAAGTGCTGGTAAACCTTGTCCTATTGGAACACCTGATGGATTAAGACACCAATATGTGTAATAAATTCCACCAATAGTTTTATATACTACATCATTTAAACCATATGCAGTGGAAGTACTGTGTTCACCTTCCCAATTCAAACCATTTGGTACATTCTGTACTAAAATTTTTAAAGTGTCATTTGTAGTAATAGTTTGTGTACCACCAGAAAAAGTTCCTGAATTTTTTCCAATTGTAATACCACTACCAGATACTGCCACATTAAAATTAGTGCCGGCAACACTTCCATTTAATGTTAATGGATCTCCAATAGTTCCAGTTCCAGCTAATGGAGCACTTACCGCTACACTTGACAATCCGGAACCAGGAGGTGTATTAGCATACAATTCCTCAATTTCATCAATCAAACGATTAAGATCAGCAAGTTTTGCAATATAATTGTCTCCTAAGGATGTTCCAATAAATGGTTGTGGAGATCTTGGATAAAATTTTTTTAATAGTGACATATATTTTAAATGTTAAATTTATTTTTTAAAGACCTATACTATATAATATAATGATATTATAGAATATTAAAATATTTGTTTCCAGTCTGATAATGTTATTCCCACTGCTATATAAATAGCAATTGCATTTGTATCTATATATATATCTCCAATTTTATTTGCTCCAACTGAAGGAGATCTTGAATCTACAAAAATAGCAGGAGCATCTTTTCTAGCAATTAAACTATTACTAGAATATTTTCCAGAAAAATCTTGTGCATATTCAATACCTTGAAAAGTTGATTTTTCACTATCCACTTCAATTGAATGACTTGAAGCGGATGCTCTCACTGAAACTAAAGTTGTATTACTAGCACTATCAGTGGCTTGCATTAAACATTTTCCACCTTCAATAGCACTAAATGTAGTGATAAATTCAGAAGATGTTGTTCCACTTTTTTCCACTGTTTTTAAAATATTATTTGCAGTACCCACTCGAAGTGAATTATTAGTCAAACTCCCTTCGCTTTTAATACTAGCAGTACCATTCATTTCAATATCTCCAGTGATAGATTCACTTCCTGTTCCAGTTAACGGAATAAATCCTGTCACTGATAAATCTAGATTTTCAGGATCAGTATCATCCACTGAAATTGTATTATCTTTGCTAAAAATACTAGAAATAAATCCTGTAACTGTTGCACTTAAAGTAATATTTTCTGGATCAGTGTCATCTACTGAGATAATACTATCCCCAGAAATAGTGCGTACAAATCCAGTTACCTCTGATATATCTGCTGATATAATTGGATTTGCGGGATCTGTATTGTCAATAGAAATGTTATCTCCTTCAACTATTGATTGAATAGTTCCACCACCAGAAGACTCTTCTAAATTATTAATAGCATTTACAAGCTGATTAATATGTCCAAATCTTGCTAATGGTAAATCAGTGGATGTATTAAGAAATTTATCTGGTGTTTCTGGTAAAAATTTTTTTAACATAATTAATCAAGTATAATGTAAGTCCAACTAGTGGCATTATATGCAACCCATACTCTACTATTATTTGGTTGAACTGCAATTTGTCCAATAAATGCTGGCACTAATCCTAAAGTATTAGGTGAATCTTCAATTACTAAGGGCAGCAAACTATTTACATGACCAATTCTAGCATTTTGATTATCACCACTACGTTTAAAATACTTCTTAAAATTAAAAATATTAATTCCTTGCATCTCTTTTATTTTTATTATAGTTAGTAATTCTATTATAGAAACAATATACAAAAAAAGCCCATAGAAAACTATAGGCTTTATTTAAAAATATGACAGATTCCGATTATTAAATAACTTTTGCCATGATATCAGATTCCCTGAAAAACATATAGGTAACCACTTTACCATTAGCATCCATATCTTTAATAAGAGAGGGTTGAGCATAAGGAAAGAAATACACTCTATCTCCTTCTTTAAATCTCTGTACATCACTTCCCACTTTAAGGATAATCTCACCTTTATAATCATCAAGATCCGAGGCTTTTCTACCATCAGGTAGAATAATTCCAGAAGAGGTTTCTTCCACCTCAACAAGTTCAACAATAATTCCTGTAGGAATTGGTTCAAATTTACACATGTGTTATTTATTAATTGTTTGTAATATCAAATCTCTCTCTTGGTTGGAGAGATCTTTCATTAATTTATTTTGTTCGACTTCCCTAATGAGGGATTGAAGTTGGTAGAAATTGATTTTTCCTTGGGCTAAATAAATATTTAATTGTTGCCTAACAGTGTTATCGTTCATATCAACTTCCACAACTAAGACAATCCTCATCATCTAAATTACACGATGGGGAAACAACAATATTATCCTGAATATCTAACTTAGATAGTCTATCATATTCATCTTTCTCAGGACCGGGAGCAAATCCAACTTTCTCCCAAGCCATATAAGCTTTAACAAGTAGTAGTTTATTATCCATATCACAAAGTTAGGAATAATATAATAACAAACAAATTTCGGATAACATCTTATAAACATCCGTGTTGATAAACATAATTTTTTTCCATATAAAAATTCAACTATAGAAGAGAATGTTAGTGGTGATATACCAAACGACCCCCGGCCTAACTCACTCCACTGGTGTACCCCCTATCACTTGACAGAGTGCATATCACCTATTAGGTAATCTAGAATGAGAAAAATATTTTGAGAGAGAATATCTATCTATCTATGTGATGGACTATCAAATAAAACTCTTGTATGTATTTCAATCCACTATGAAAAATGTTTTAAGTTTCTTGGGTGTGGTGTTTGGTACAACACTAGCCTATGCTCTGTTCTCTTCTCTTATAGCCTTGGTATTCTGTCTATCCTATAAGGAGGTAGCACAGTTCCCAGCAATGTTATTCCTTGGAGGTATGCTATCTCTAGCTGGGGGATTTCTATTAGGTCAAGCAATTGATGAGTCAGACTTCTAAAAAGCAAGTGGACAAGTGTTGGGGTTTCCCAGCCTTGTTCACTCTTACAAACAATAAAATAAAACTCTTGTATTCTAAATAATCCACTATGTTACAAACAAACCCCAAATTTGCGAATCTTGTATATATACAGGAAGAGCTAGACAAATTGACCAGACTATGGTTTGATCCTGTTCCAGATAATAACCAGGATATCTATGATTATAGAGATATGATCAATGATAAACTTATAATAGCGGAAGCTAGGTTTAAAGAGGAATTTGAAATGCTATCAGAGGAAGACCAAGAGTTTTGGTGGAGATACTTTGAAAGACCAGAGTCTATACCATATGATGTTGATTGATGTATTCACTTATTACTTCCACTCTCCTGTTAATACCAGCAGGGGATGTGGATGGTAGGGCCACCTATCACGTATTAGTTAATGATAAAGTAATTGAATACTCTTACAAAGAGGAAGTAAAGAACTTTGTTATTACAGGCAAGTTTGAGTATGATGAAGAAATGGGGGATGAATAGTCTCCCATTTTCCAAGTACAATTAAATGAAACTCTTGTAATCTTAATAATTCAAAATCCACTCTTATGTACAAAACAATGAAGCATGGTGTATCCATGCAAGGACAATCAGCAATTTTCAAACTGCGTTTTGCAGAGGAAATGCCAAACTTTGAAAGAGAAATAGGCCGATATACTTATTGGCTTGACAAATGGAAGACAGAATATAAAGGCAAAACATACTATTATTATGCTGGCTCTTTCCATTTATCTAATGTTATCAACTTTGGCAAATCAAGATTAAGGGCAGTTGCATTACGGGATATAGAGAAATCAATCAAAATCCTTGAGCAATGCAAATAACAATTAGCGGGTGTAATAGCCCGCTTAATTTTTTGCTTATGGAAACTATTGATTATATAATAGAACAAGAATTACCTAAATATTCACCTTGGTACTACATACTAAATGGTGTGCTAATCAAGGAAAGAAAGCCTTGCCTGCCAGGAATGAAAATTCATATCCATAAATGGGAAGGATGCTATAATGTTCATAACGTTAATAAATATGGTTTTACCATAAAGAAACGTGGTGAATATGTATGTTTTCTGTGGAATGAATTTAGGTGTAGAAAAGGGGGAGTCTAACTTCCCCTTTAAATCCCACTGTTTTATAATGGGTTACAATCTTCCTCAAATTACAATCAAATGAAACTCTTGTTATAGTCTAAATACACAAAAACTATGAAAAAACAAAATTCAACAGTAGTGTCATTTGACACAGACTTCATTGCACATTTAATTGCAGAAAAGTCAAACAAAGCAATTGCTAATGCCATCATTAATTCAGGTGCTAATCTCGGTATTGTGTTAAAAGGGATATTTGATTACCAACATCCTCAAACACTATCAATGGGTACAGATGCTATTTCCACTGAAAGAATGTGGGATTATTCCACAGAAGAATCTAGGGAAAAAGCAGACACAATCATGAGAGAAATGGGCCCTTGTTTAATTGTAGGATTCAATCCTTACACCAATATCTATAAGGTAAACTACCAATGGATAAATTTACGTGGTGAAATTGAAATCCGTGTTGCAGATGTAGAAGCAGATAAATTGGCTCCTGCATATCTTATGGCTCATTAAGATTGTTTCATAGAGTGGATAAGGGGGGAGTGTAATGCTCTCCCTTTATTTTTATCAAGCCTTTGAATTCCCTTGATTAATACTAAATTATTTTCCTACTCCAAAAACAATCAAATAAAACTCTTGTAATTCACATAATAATTTAAATAACAAAGCCATGCTAAAATTGCGTTTCAAAAGAAGTTACCGTTCTCAATCAGGTAAAACAGTGTTTACTTATCAAGTAACAGGTAAAGCAGGAGATTTAGA